CCTATTTTGATTTGGTTCAGCCTTTCCATGTATGCGGATGTGTCGAGGTTTCCGTCCTCGTCCGTAGCCGCGTCTCTCGCGCCCACTATTTTGGTGTCGACTTGATTTCTGTCGAAATAGTCATCATTGCCACTGCCTGTAGTACCCAACAGATCCTTCGCCGATACAGACGCTACGCCTGTCTCAGTGATGTTGCGCAAATTATTAGTAGCGGCTGTACGTGCGCCTTCGCTTGGTGCATACGCGGCTAGCGTAGCCCAAGCCATGGCCTGCTCTTTAGGAGGAAGTCGTTTAATGTCACGAGATGACGCGATCTGACGTTCTTTAAGCATACCAATGGTTGCCGCTCGATCTTCGGGTGTTATGAAACTAAAGTCCCCAGATGCGATCTGCTCGGGGGTCATGGTCTCTAACGTGTCTGTGATCTTGCGTTGAGTAGCCATGTAGTCAACGGCTGGGTTACCTGTGGGCTTTGGTGCGGCAGGTTCGCCGCCAACGGCAGCTAAATCCGCCTCCGCTGCCGCCAATGCTTCTCTGTTCTTTCGCATTGAAATAGAGTCTTCGGAAACGCCGCGCTCTTCTAGTAACGCAATATTTCCTTGGAGCTTTTCTATTTTACCCGGTAGGGCTGCAATCCTTGATTCTTCGCGTCTTGTGCGACCGTCTTGCTCCATGTCCCCTGCTATTTCTAAACGGCCCCTAGACGCTGGGCGCTCTTCAGAAGGCTGGCCTGCTACTGCAATATTTGGTGCAGTCAATTCCTGTGGGGCAGACATGGGGATAAGCTCGATGCCTAAATCTTTCGCCACCGATTCGATCTGCGCCTGCTGTTCTGATAACTCCATGCCAAAGACTGAAGACATAAAGGCACGGCTGGCTGCTTTACCGCCGGATTTCTCATTTAGCGCCTCATTTATGCGGGAGACGTTTTGAATTTCAGCTTCTTGTTCGCCATACGTGCTCTCAACTACCGTTTGATACGCGTTATTAGCGAATGCACCTTCGGGATTAGCATCGCTCTCAGTCCTTGGACGACCTATCTGTAAAGCGCGCTCTACTTGAGCACGGGTCAGGGGCTGCACAGGATCATCGTCTTCACTTGTGCCATTCCGAGTAAGGGGCGCAATCGTTCCTTTTTTCGGGCCGTCTGTGTACTCGATCTCAAGTATGTACTGACCATCACTGGTCTTGGAATACCCGCTAACCTTTTGATTAGAGTCCAATTGACTAAGTTGCTGCATACCCCTAGTAGCAATCATTGAGAACCCATCCGTGAAAGCGATAGCGGCTTCTTCGTTTTCGGGGTTCTCTATTTGGTCCAGAACATTTGCAGTGAAGTTGCCCCCTGCGTCTAAGACCCCTCGGTCTTGAAGCTCGTTCATTTTGGCCAATGCTTCGGCAGAATCTAATTCGCTTTGGGCTGTCTCGTTGGACAATCTTTGCCCTTCGGTTTCTAGCGCTCTTCCTTCTGCACCTTCATTCCACTGACGCTTCTCCTCACGCAGAGCTTTATTCCTCTGCATGACCCCCATGATGCCTGCTAAGTTGTCGCCTATACCCGCCATCTGAAGTACTCCTTAGAACGCGAACGCCATGATCGCCATAGCACCAAGCGACCCAAGGGTGCTGTACGTGTTCGCTTTATTGGCTGCTTTGGCCTGATCGTAGGCTGAGTTACGGTTTGCCGCTTGTGCCGCCGCGCCGCCCAGTTGATCCATAGACGATCGGTTAAGCCCTTGGCCGATATTGATGAGGTCACCTAGCAACGCTGTGTTCTGTTGCTTCTGGGCGAGCTTCGCGTTGTTGATCTGGTTGATACCACCTAACGTGTTCTGACGTTGCAACGTACGTTGTTGTTGCTGTCGCATGGCTGGCGTAATGTTAGCGCCGTACCGACTAGCGTTACGGTCCGCAATGCCTTGGGCGACGCCCTGCGTCATAGACACGTCTTCGCGAGCTTGATCGATCAGCGAGGTATCGTTCTGGGCCTTGTCGATTAGATCGGTCTCAAAGCCGCCGTAGTTATTAACGAAGTCCATGTACTGCTGACGTGTCATATCAGCGTAGGCTTTCTCTGGGTCGCTGACAGTTGGTAGCTGACCGGCGTTATAACCCGGTGTACCCGCAGTCGCACCTGCTGTTCCGGCGACGCCGGGGCCGTTATACCCAGCACCCGTATTCGTCACGCCTGCCGCCGCATTTTGATTTGCGGCTGCATTAGCCTGCGCTGTCGCTCTATCAATATCTGGAATGTCTCCGATTGACATTGTTAACCCCCCATTCCGTATTTCCAGCGCTCACCAAGGCTGGAAACTTTCTTTCCATTCTCGGCAGGAGTAAAAAAACTACCGCCATCTGTTTGCATGTTGTCGTACCCCTGCATACCAGCGGTCAAAGCAAGACTCGCAGCAGCGTTAAACTTCGCCGTAGACACCTCTTGATTCGCCTTCGCTTTAGCTAGAGCGGCAGTACTCTCGATCTTGCCGATGTTGTTTAGCGCTTTTGCCGTGGTGTCTTGTTGCTGACGGGCAGTAGCGAGGACGCCCGACTGCGTCTGGTTCTCGGCTTTCTTTGCCTGCACATTGGCTTGCTGAAGCTGGCCACCTAGAGCCGCACCAAGGTCACCTGCACGTCCGATGTTCTGCGTGTTGCGGTACTCCGTAGGCGCGCCTGTCAGCGCTTGCATGGTGTCGGCGTTAGCCTTGCCGCGAGCAATCTCTGAGAAGTTCTGCGTCAGTGACTCGTCGCGCATTTTCTGAAGCAAAGGATCGTAGAGTTCCTTGAAGCGCTTCTGCTCCGCGACAGCAACGGCGGCGTTCATCTTCTCGCCTTCAGTTGCCTCGTAGTCTGATTTCTTCGGTCCGCTACTCATTAATCCGTCTCCCAAAATTCGCTGTCACAAGCTCAAACCCCAATTTGTTCTGGAGGTAATCTCCCAGCGGCGGGTACTTAGTTCGTACCTCAAACTTCGTAAACCCCGCTTCTCGGGCTTGGCCCTCAAAGAACTCAAACCAGCGTACCGCTTCACTACCGCCCTTCTCATGTGCCCATGCAAGCCATATCAAGAAAGTGCGTTCACCGTTGATCGTGTCTGTCTCTCCCGTAGTGACCACGAAACCTTCTTCCGTGATCCAGAGATGTGCGGCACCGGTCTTGCACGCCACAAACACATCCTCCGGTATAAGATTCAGGTACTCGTTGTCCCCCAGAATCTCCTCTATACCCTTTCGTACCCAGCCCCACTCGTCTCTTATGTCGACAAGTTGAGGTTCACCAAACGACTTTCCGCGCTCCGTTGCGGATGGGTAATCCACCATATTTAGTCTTCCTAGCAATGGGCGTGTCAGCATTTCGACCTCTGACTTCTGCCTCTCTGATTCCATCTTGGAAAAGCGCCCCGTATACCTTCGCACCGCCCAGATCGGTCCAATCTTTTGAGGGCAGACGAAGTAAACGGAACAGTGCACCGTTAATGATCGCGTCCCGATACTCATCAGCAACGCGGTCTTGAATAGAGTTAGCTTTCTGTGATGGCTTTAAGATCACATGGACAATGAGGCCGTTCTTAACCTTGTCCTGCGGCACAGGGCACAGCCAGAAGGCGTCAGGGCGTATCTGAGCAATCAGCTTGGGTACGCCGCGCTTATCTTTCTCGCGCCAGTTGGGGTAACGCTCTGCCATCAGAGCGGTTCCAGCGAACTCGACGTAACGTCCATCTAACAACGCCCACTTGATGCGATGAATAATCGCGTTAGGCGGCGGATCGAGGTCGTACTCGTAGATCCCCGGTATCACTGTCATTGGGTCGAGATCTTCGACGTAACAACTAGACTTCTCGCACAGCTCGCGCGCGGCTTGACGGACGTTATGAATAATTAACGAGTCGGGGCACCCCGGCACCATTGGAATGATGTCGGGTAGAAAGTCTTCGAATTGGATGGCCATATTAGGCGCTCGCCGTCAGGTTGGGGTTGCTCCGCGACTCAAGGTTTGGAGTCGTGATTACGTCTACCTGACCCTTACCAGTAACCGACGCAGTAAATATCTGATAGTGACTAGACGCCCGTTGCGCGTTACCTGCGTACTCCGCGTCTTTCATGTAAGCCATGTACAGCACGTAATTCAGAATCGCGTTCTGGTACAAGTCAGGAATAGAAATCGGATCAGACATCTGAGTTACATCGTCAGGGTTAGCTGAGTAGATGATCTCTATGTGCGGGATCAACGCGCCGGTGTAGTCGTTAGAGATACCGGGGTAAACGTAGAAGTGCTGTGGGTCTTGCTCGTCGTACATGTAGTGCTTAACGAGATTGCCAAACTCGGACTCCCCCGTTACTTCTGGGTCGTGCCAATCTGGTTGCTGCGCGTCCAAGATTTCTCGGCTGACCAACCGAATGGCCCTGCCACCAACATTAGCGCTAGCGTCGATCATGTTGCGCACTACGCGTAGCAGTCTAAGAGCACCGGCTGGCAACGACTGCTTGGTGCCGGGGATCATAGCCATGGTTTCGTTTTTGGAGCTTGCGTCTGGTTTTATCAGGGCAATTTCACGTTGGCCGTCGTTGATCCATCCTATTAACTCGTCGTCAGGCCATCGAACAGAGGTTGTGTCCTGTAAGACCGCTCTCGCTTTAGTTACAACACTCCCAACTGTGACTGCCATGGTTAGTCCTCTTTAGTTAACGCTTCGGCCCATGCCTCTTCGCGCTCATCTACTTCAACGGACCGCCCAGCCATTTTGTTTACTACAGCGGCTTTGGGGGTTCCGTCTGCGCGCAAATCGTCGGGGTTCGCGCGCTCAATTATTTTTGCCATGACCACGCTTAGGTCATCGCTCTCTTCTACTACTTCCTGCTCTGGCTCCTTTGGCTCTTCTGCTGGTGCAGGAGGAGTGCCGGAGTTCAGTTCTGGCTTAGGCGGTGGGTCAACAGGCTTAGGCTCACTGCCCTGCCTTGCCCCTTTACGTAATGCCTCAAGCCCTAAAATATCTGGTAAGTCACGGGGTATGCCCGCCTTCAAACGGCATGCGCCGCCATTGGTTAAAGACACGTACAAATCTTTGTCACTAATAATCATCATGATTTATGTCCTTAGATGCTACTTACTTCTTCTTCTTTGTACCCATAGGGCGCTTTCTTTTTATGCCTGCTTTTTTGTCTGCCGCTTTTTTAGCTTGTTTCTTCTTTTCTTTTTCTAGCTCTTTTTTGGCGGTAATCATTTTGCCTACCCCAGTAAGTTTCCACGCAGTTTTAAGCGTAGGGCCGGGCCTCTCTGTCTTTCCGTTCTTTGGTGTATATGGCATATCGGAATCCTTTAGAAAAAAGCCCCTCCGAAGAGGGGCTATCCGTTTTACGGTGCTGCTGCGTACTCGTTTCCGTAAGCTGTATCCAAAGCGATAACGCCGAAGTCTTGATCGTCTCCGGTGTAGTCTGAGTTGAATACTGGCTTCAAGAAGCCGAAGATCTTGTCGATTGCGATACCGTGCTGGTTACCGTAATCGAAAGTCTTCTCGACCATGTTTGGCAGACCGATGTCAGCCATGGCCAGAGCTTGTGCACCACAGAACAGTGCGCGAGCGCCCGGTACGCCCCAACCAGCGTCACTGCCGCCTTCGGTTGAGAATACGTGTCGGAACTCGTGGACCATTACGCCATCAACCATCAGGCTAGTAGTACCAGCGAACAGCTCGTTGCTTGGGCCACGAACACCAGCGTTCCGCACGTTAGCGAGGAAGTCAGGGTCGAGCTTCAGCGTAGCCATCTGACGAGGAGTCACAAACATGTGATACACCTCTTGGTTACCTGCACCACGCAAGCCACGGATGTAGTTGTCTTTGGCAAATGCCTTAACTTCTACAATGTGCTTGTAACCGATAGTGTCGGTAGCTGTCAGAGCGGTTGGGTCACCAGCGTCTACACCACCATCGCCCGGCTCAGTAGAGCCAGTAACCATCAAGTGACGGTTTGCAGTAGGTGCAGTAACGGTGTCTGCGAACTCAAGGTCAGTCAGGTTTTGGCCCGTTGATCCTTTGACGGTACGCTTCGCGCCGTTGGTCTTGTAGTCGTAAGTCACACCAGACATGGTCAAGAACGCGAGCTGGTCGATACGATCGGCCATAGCGTAAGCGAGCATGTCGCGTGAAGTCTCACGGAAAGTGACTACTGATCGTTGGTCAGCCATGCGGCCAGCCAAGCGGTTAGCAAATCGAAGCTGGTCGAGCTGAACGACTTCGTCGTACGCGCGCAATGCTTCTTCGTTGCCTTCCAGATCGAAGTCACCGGTGGTGCCGTCTTCTGCCATGTCTGCAAGCAGAGTAATGACAGCCCGTGCGCCTTTCTCATTCTTGGTCAGCTCAGTAATGCGCTGAACCATAGAGTTAGGGCCGTTGCCAGCAAATTGGTTAATGAAAGATGCGTTGCGGGCAACGCGCCAAAAATCTCGACTCCAGACGGTGAGTTCTTCTTCCGTCAGTGCCGCAAAGTTAGTAAGAGCCATGATTGGCCTCCAAAAAAGTATGCGTGATTGACAAAAGGCATTTCTGCCTACTCAGCCGACTGTCGTGTTCGGACTAACGATTTGACACTCTTTTAACGAGGTGTGCCCTCGGCGGGTTTAACGCCTTGCGAGGCGAAGGTGGTGCGTAACGAGCACCAACCGATTGCGTATCGCAGCAATAAGCGAAGTACCTACAATATTAATCTGCTAATACCATAAGGTAAAGGTTTTTTACCCGTTATTCAGATGCTTACGCTCGTTCACGTTTGGCTTGTACTCCGCCGGTGCCGAACCAGACTCCCTGCCCGTCTCATGGTAGTGAGCGATGGGTGGATCAGTGATGTCTTTTAACGGTTGGTATCCCTTCGCCTTGCGAGGTGGGACATCGATGTGCCTGTTAGGGGGTGCGCCTGCCATGATACTTCTCCTTAGTAAAGATCGCCGCGTAGTCGCTTCAGAGTCGCAGCGGGTAACGCGTTGAACTCTTCTTCCGACATATTAGCTAGGTTGATGGGTTTCTCACCTCTGGAACTAGATGATTCGCCCGGTAGTTCTGGGGGCTGGGCCTTTGCTTGGCTCAATTTCTTAGTTACTTCACCACGTTTCTTAGCCACTTCGTCCACCTTGGGTGCTTGAGAGTCAGCCAGAGCGGGTTGCTCCTCTGCGCTAATCATCTCGTTAGACTTCACCACGAATGCCGCCGCCTTAGACAGTGCGTTGACGGGATCTTCGCCTTTGATGATGAACGCGTCGCGCAGTTCGATCACTTCTTGGGTCATCTCTTCGCTGTACTGATCGGAAGTTTTGTCAAAAACCGGGAAAGTGGCCTCTAATTCCGATGCCGCGCGCTGTAACGTAGTGGCGGTTTGGTTAAAGGAGACAGTTTCAGCCATTTTCTGGCTCATCTCCCACTCCAACTGCGTCTTTTCAGCGGTACGGATCTGCTGACGGAGGGCTACAGCCTCTTTCTGCTGGCCATCCAGCACCAGATTCATGTACTCGGCCTCTTTTTCGTCGAAGTCGTAGGCCTCCGGCGCGTCGGGCGGCGGAGTTTGGGCCAACTTCATGTCCTCTAGCTCTTTCTGGGACGCTTTCAGCTTGTCCAGCACCTCGTCGAGCCGCGCTTTGGGGATCATGTGGTTCCCTTTAGTGCGTTTCGTCGTCTCTTTCGGCTGCGCATCGGCGACGGTGTCAGTATTACCAGTTTCGTCGGCCTCTTTTCCGTCGTCGTCAGCTTGTTCCGCCTCTTCGGGAATGCGAGCGGGTGCATCTTCCGCTGGTTCTAGCTCCATGTCCTCGGCAACGGTCTCTTCGGAGACTTCTTCAGCCGTTTCCACGACCTCTTCCTCCTCCGTTTCCTCAACCTCGTCTTCTGCCACGACTTCTGCGGCAGTCAACTGCGGTTCGCCGCTGTCAGTTAACCCAAAACTCAGGTCAACCGGACCCTGATCGTCTTCCATTGGGTCAGCACCGGGCATGACGTCGAACATCACGTCGTTGCTCTCCTGTTCCTGCTTCTTACCTTTCTTAGCCATTAGCAATCTCCTATTGCACAGTTACTGGGGGTTTTTTCTCTAGATCTTTAGCCATTGCCGCCTGCTTCTTGGCACTGGTTTGCATCGCGGTAGCCGCTATACGCGTAGCCGCGTTAGTCTCGGACTGCTGCATCGACGTCTGGTTAGACATCTCAGATAGCTGCATGCGCAGGTTAAGCTCTGCCATACGTTGCTGTAGCTCTGCCTGCATCTTCGCAATCTCAAGCTGCGGCTGAACCTCGCTGATGTCCTGTACTTTGGCGATATTGACCGCCGCGTCGGAGCTGATCTTCTTGACCTCTGCATCCAACTTCGCCATCTCCAACTGAATCTGCTGCATCTGAAGCTCCTGCTGTTGCTGCATGGCCTGCTGTTGCTCTGGTGTCGGTGGCTCTTCGCCCGTGCGTACGCGTACGCGCTTGGCCAGCTCCTGCTTGCGAGCAAGGTGCGAGTACTCGATGACCGCATCGTCCGGTATGGCAACGCCCGCTTGCCGCAGGTTGAGTGCTTCGGCGAACTGAATTTCGTCAAAGGAATCGCGCGCAGGTGAAGAACTGATGACTACGTCGTACTCACCTATCGTCATGTCGTTGATAATCCTGCCCTCTGGCGTCTCTTGGTTTAGCACCATAGGCTCGCGCGGCTGGAGCGGATCGTCTTCGTTGGTAATCATGAACACGCGCTCCTCTGTGTAGAACGCCTGTACTAACTCCAATATCTTTATCGCTAGGAACTGCCGCGTCTTGGCGAGGTTGTCCAATGGCACCTGTATCAACACCGCGCCACGGTTCTGCTTGGCTTGGATCGCGATGCCTGATACCTCTGGCGAGTCCGACCCCATCATGGAGTCACTGACGCCACTGATAGACTTAATGTTGTTCTCGGCCTTAGCGCTGATGCGGTCTAGCCCTGTCGGGATACTGTTGGGCTGGATCTTGGTCGGCATGTTAGAGCCACGGTTGTACTCAACAACCAGACCCGTAGTAGCGCCGTACTCCTCCAACTCGTCAGGGGTCATGCCCACCAGCGAACCGGTCTCTACCATCCAACCACTATTAGCAGTGGTATTAACGATATGCAGCTCTTGGCTGGCGATCTTGTTTAGCTGTTCCTGCGGCGACAGTAGGTTACGTACCATGCCGAACGGTTTGCCGCGTCGGAAGTACGCAAAGAACGGCACGATGGTGAACGACTTATACGGCGACCAATCGTCATGCAAGCAGACGTGGTCACAGGTGACAGTCCACCGCACTTTCCGCGTGACCTTACTGATGATCGACAGGTTGTACTTCTTCGCAAATTTTTTCGCCTTGGGGTCGCCCCAGTTTTCTGGAACGGGGCGCTTGTCGCCGGTGTTTGGATCGACGAACTCGTCTACCTTACACAGCCGTCGGTGTTGCCGCTCGATGATGCGCAGGCTCTTGATGTTTCGATATTCACCCTCGCTCGGCACGTTGGAGTTTATGAACTCATCACCCACCGCGTTGTCCCCGAAGGTAGACTCATGGAACTCAATAGAGTCGCGGCCTAGGTGGTTACCGTTCTCGGCGAGGAACCGCAGGTCTTCGGCCTTCTTCTTGCCGTACACCTCCTCCACCTCATCGATGGTCAACCATTTGGTTTCGAACACCTCGTTCCATGTCTCAGGATTCATCTCCTTGGCATCAGGGTCGATCAGTATGTCCAGCGGGTCTTTAGCCGTGACACGTACCTCACCCTCTAACGAGTCAGAGAAGTCAATCCGCACATCGAAGTACCCTCTTCCATCCAGAATCAAGCCATCGCTAAATACCTGCTGCTCCAACCAATCGATCTTGTTGTTGTCAGCAATCTGCATGTACAGCTTGGTCAGCGTGTCAGCCAACTCGTCCTCTGTGTTGCGGCGCGGCTTGAACCGTACGTCAGCACGGCGGCTCGACTGCTCACCCAACACACTATTTATAGTCGGCAGGATCGTGTTAATAGTCAGCGCGGGACGGCCCTCACTATGAAGCGACTGCAAGTCTTCCGGTGCCCACTGGTCACCACGGTAGAACTCGTCGCACCGCTGGGCCATGGCAACATATTCAAGGTGACCTGAGTCACGAGCGCGTACATACCGATCCCAGTTTCTGGCGGCTGTTTCATGCTGCTCGGCCTTGCTCTGGCTCGATAGCGCTTTCGTATAAATCTTGCTGGCCATGTTATGCACTCATAGCGGAACGATCCCGCTTCTCTGGTTTCATTAATGAATCTAGCTTGTCTCGCCAGCTAGCGGGTTCGGGAACTGCGAGCGCGTGGTAGGTGTCCATTTCTGCCAGCATCAGGCCAACCCAAGCTAATGCATCGACCTGATCGTCATGCACGCCCATTGGGAAACGCAGCATCTCTCCTACAAGATCCGCTGTGAAGTCCGCATCCCTCGGGAATAGGACCATGCCCTGCTGTATTCGGCCTTGTATGGCACGCGCTCGCAGTTCTTTGTCGCGCCTACCGACGCTCAAATCTTGAATATAGTGTTGGAACGCCTTCCGCTCACGAACGCGTTTCTCCAAGAACGGACCAATGGCCATGGACAGGTGACCCTTCTCGATGCCCACGGCTCGTGGTGCCCACTGGTCTGCAAAGTCCAATACGTTCTCCACAATCTGGAAGCCGTCGTACTTACCGCGCATGATGTCGACCACGTACAGGTTGTCGAACTCATCGACCCCTACCGTGATCCCAACGGTAAAGTCGTTACGGTCACCCTTACCAATCGCCAAGTCCCACGCCTGATAGAACACCATGCGGCCAAGGTCAGTATCGCTAAGGTTGTAGTACTTAATCTGGTCACGCTTGAAGTAGTCACCTTCCTCCCCAACAGGTTGCTGTTGGTACAGCGCCGCCCAATCCCTAGGGCCGACCGCCTTGTTGATTCGCTTCAGCGCATCTATGTCATACCGCGCGGGGTGTAACGCCTCGCCCGCATTCCGATACTCTTCGTCCTCCTCCGCAATCGCCGGATACGAGATCAGCTCCCACTGGTCGCCACCCTCCTCGGCCTGCGTCAACAAACGACCCGCCAGATCGTCGTCGTGCCATCGGGTCATGATGACCAAGACACCGCCGCCGGGTGCGAGACGGGTATACGCCGTAGACGTGTACCAATCCCATGTACTCTCCCTGTTGTACTGACTCTCTGCCTCTTCTCGGTTCTTTACCGGATCGTCAATAACAAGAACGTGTGCACCACGGCCCGTGATACCACCACCAACACCCGCCGCTACAAAACCCCCGCCCTCAGACGTGAGCCATGCTTCAGCCGACTGACTCTGTGCGTCTAGTCGGGTTTTGAAGACGTTTTTGTAGCTGGGATCTCGGAGCATGTCTCGGACTTTTCTTGAGAAGCCCATCGAGAGACTCGCGGAATACGCAACGCTAATAAATTCGTGCGAAGGGTGGTTGCCAAGGTGCCACGCAGGGAACGCAATTGATGCAAGAGTGGATTTCCCGTGACGCGGTGGGACTTGGAGGATGAGGCGCGGGCCTTTTTTGTCGATGACGTCTTGGCTGAACTTTTCGAGCCTTTTGCAGATGTCGCGGTGGACCCAGCCCGCTTCGTATTCGGGGTTGACCCTTTCGACGAACGGGAGGAAGCGCTTGCGCGAGAGGAAACGCGCGGCGATTTCTTTTTTGGCTCTTTCTTTGGCGTCGTCTTCTTTACTGACATGTTCTTCTATCTCCGCTTCTTGTGCTGGCAACTCACATTCCATGCAAATCGTGCCGCCACGGAAGGCGAGTTCAGGTTTTTCGGTCTCGCACGCCACACATCGGCGATTTTTTATCATCCGTCTGCATCTTCCGAACGACGGACGACTGCCCCGTCGTTCTCCTTCGTCGGCTCTAGATAATTCTGGTCCAGCCCGACCAACTTCAACAGCTCTTCGTCCGACATTCGCTCCAACTGCTTCTGCGACGCGTTGTTAATCTGCACGTTCACCTGCGTACTAGGAGTGTTGTCGACCAGACCATGCAACTTGACCAAAGAATCCGTCGTGTTTTTCATTTCCGTAGCAGTTGCCGACGCGGTATACGCCTCCATGTACATGGCGTGCGCGTTTGCCTGCGTAAATTTCACTTCCTCGACGATCTGCTCGCGCATAAACGCCAACGCCTTCTTCGCGGGTTCGGATTTTATGAAAGTAATAGGGGCTTCACGGGACTTGTAGCCTGCAGCGCGACCGGCTGCGGCGACGGACATGCCAGATCCTACGAGGACGAGCATCCGCTCTTGTTGCTGGGTGAATGATTCATGTTGCATGCCCATGTAGGGCATATAAGACTCGAACTCAGACGGTTCCATTTCGCGCAAAACGTCTGGATCGCTGAATTTCACACGTTGGTTCATGGACCATGAGTCCTGCTAATAGTTTGTGGGAGTATATGAACCCCTACATGAATACGCAAGTCTCTGAAATTATTAGTGGAAAAATTTTTATTTGAAATTTTTTAGGGGAATCATGTGCTCATTGTCTCCCCCCAGTTCTCGATCAGCCACCCAGCTCCGATCCGAACCAAAAATCCCACATCTCCACATCGAAGCATTGAACCTAGTCCAGTAGTAACCCCTTTACATCCAGCAGCCCACCTCGGCCTAACGGCCTCGGCGAACAAAAGGCATATGTAGTTGGTCATTAATACAGCTACTAAATCATACAGGGGTACAACCAATGCAATACGAACTACATCTCGATAATTCAGACATCGAAGTCCTCTTCACTATCCCAACCACGGAGCAATCATCATGAATCGCGACACACTCAAAACTCAAATCGACGCACTCGCAGACAGCATCCAAGCCGTCAAAGACAAGGGTCCATCCATCCAAGAAACCCTAACCAAGCACGCCTCTAGAGCACAAGCCAAAGCACTATCAGGCTCACTCACAGGCAAAGACCTCACCTTCGCGTCCCTCAAACGCCTAGGCAAATACGCAGTCAACAATCCCGGAGAAATCCTACTCGGCGGCGTAGCAATCGCAATGTTCGACATCGAAGACATCTCTTAAATCCACCAACCGGGGGCTTCGGCTCCCTTTCACCACCTACAGGGGTACAACCATCATGCTTTTTATCGACTATCTAGCAATCGCTGCAGTCATCTCCTTCTTCCTAACGGCAATCTTCCTCGCCATGTATATAGCCAATCGCTCTTACCTACCCGAACCAGCAACTAAACGCTCGTTCACCTTCGAACCGGACGAAGTCTACTGCGACGTATGTGGCACTCACTACACCACAGACGATCCTTGCCAATTCCACTAACGGAGTATCCGATATGCAACAGATCTATCCCGAGATTAACAACCACATCCCCAACGCTCACATCGAGCTAGCCCACAAAGACACCATCGAGACCTTCTCAGGCTCACAATTACAAAGCTTCATCGTCCAAGACCCAGACATCGCGGACTTCCTATCAGACATCTACTACTGGTCTACACCAACCGACTATCTCGACGAGGCTAAACAACAGTTCAACGTCGCATTCGCAAGGCATCACAAGGCTCACATCGCCACCGTTAACTACGATAACAATCTTCATCGCTGGTGCATCCAAACAGTCACCTTCTAAATCCACTAAATACGGGGGCTTCGGCTCCCTTTCACCACCAACAGGGGTACAACCATCGTGAAACTCACATACAAACTCGCCATCCTTCAACCAACTGGCCGCATCTCTCAAACTCTCTTCCATCAACCAACCGACGGCTCGCTCAAAGACCACATCGAAAGCCTCATCGCAGACTACCGCGAGTACCTTCAGTACGAGGACACGCTCCACTACACCCTCTATCTACGCAAGGCCAACTCTCAAGCCTTCGACATCATCGAGGAAGACACTCATGTCCTTCAATATCCTCTCTTCTAACCAACATCGGGGCTTCGGCCCCACTTCCACCCCCAAAACCAACCCCAACCCCCCAGACCCAACCCCAAAAACCAAAACACCAACCCCAAACCCCGACCAAAAGGGAGGGGGGCAGCGTGCGTGTGGAAAATTCCAAGCGTGCCAGTGAAATTCCAAGCGTGCCTGTGACAAATCATGGGCCATGCATCATGTTTCATGTTCAAAAAGGTGTACCCCCACCGCCAAATGGCCTGAGCATGCCAATAAACTGTTCATTTATACAGTCGTTATGCGTTTCTAACCATGAATCATGCTTCCTGTCGCATGTTACGTGTCCCTCTCGCACGTCTAAAACACGTCTGTTCCATGTGTTCCAGTGTGTTCCGGGTTAGCCCCAACATGGAACAAATATGGAACATCAACAAAATCAACACGTTACGTGAATCTGTTCCGGGTGTTCCGGGTGTTCCATGTTTTTCGGGTTGACGCGAATATAAAACACACAAAAACACAAAAGGCATTTATCTCAATACTACTTTTTAATGGAACATATGGAACATCAATTAAATCAAGCACTTATCTGGGAACAAAAGTGGGAACACATGGAACACATGGAACATGCAGGTATCATGCTTGGAACATGCATGTAACTACCAGAAACATGCACCATGAATCATGCCCCACTCACTATAAATCATGCAACATGGAGTCATTTATGGCCATTCTCGCATTCTACGAGCACAGCAGCGCCGGGCAACGACGAAAACTCATCTCGCATTCATCGGACTCCGGCTCACCTGAACCACAACGAAAACTTATATCGGAGGTAAAAGAGCGGTACGGGGTACTTCACCGTAGCGCGACCAAAGCAAAAGAAAGCTCCTCGTCCCTCGTCGCTTAACAAATAGCAAGTGTGATTGGCAATTCAGTCAGTCACGTCATTATCAAAAGACCTAGGAGGTCATCATGGACAGTACTACCTTTATCACCAACGCGTTTCAGTCACTCACCGAGCGTTCTGGCAAGAAAGGTGCCGCCGCACGATTCGTTCAGTCTCAAGACGGTGCCACTATCGAAGAACAGTTCGTCAACGCCATCATCGCTACCTACTCCGAGCAGGAGTCAGGCGGTGAGTCAACGCACCACATGCTCACGTTACTGGGTCTGTTCCAAGACCTACTCGACAAGTGTTCGTGGAACGCTAGACGTCTTACCCGTGCGTTACAGCGCGAGGCAGAGGTCGGCGACATCAACCACATCTACGGTGTCGATACCGTGGAATCTACTTCGGTAGACGTTGGTGTGTCCTGCGAGTTAGAGCATATCGACGAGATCATCTCTAACGACTACGCTCACCTCACCATTGAGTGGTCACGTCTGTCACAGGTCGTAGCACCTGACAGGGACGACGCTCAGTTGTACATGTTCGGTCCATCTCAGTACGACGAGGCCAGCGACCAGTGGGTGCAAGTCCACAAGTGCGAGGACTTCGGCAGTGCGTTAGCCGCGATGGACTTAGAGGCTGACCGGTTAGCTGAGAAATCACGCCAAGAGGCCAAGCAGAAGCTACTAGCTCTTCGCGAGTTACAAGCCGCCGCTTAACCATCACCCTCGGTGCCTTCGGGCATCGGGGGTTTTTTATGTTTACGATTGAAACCCTAACCCAGCGCGTGCGGAACCCGGTTCCAAGCGTGCCCGCCTTCTAAACAGGAGAATAAAGATGTTTATAGATTGGAAAATGCAGTCAATTAAGTTCTTAGCCGGTGTCTTCCTAGGTCTGATGACCGTGCAGGTGCTAGCTCAGGTGGACTACGACCCCTACGAGCGAACTACTAACTACGATGACTACGACAGCGACGTAGAAATAATCGACTACGGCAATGGCGTCACTGACTCATACAACTGGGACACCAACGAGTATCAGGACGTGGAAGTCGTCAACGATTTGGGCAACGGTCAGGTGGAGGTGTACAACTACGACACCGGTGAATATCAGGTTATAGACACATGTTGTTAACCACGTTCGTCGCTGTAGCTCTGGCTGCAGCGCAAACAACGACACATAGCTATGACTACTGCGCCGTTCTTAGCCTAATCGCAGAAAAGACCATGGAGCAGAGGCAGAACGGTGTGTCCATGGCCCATCAGCTAGACACACTAACGGGCTACAGCCCCAACGTACAGGAAACAGCTAAAACACTCATACTTAACGCATATTCTGTGCAGAAGTTTGAGACAGACTCTTCCAAGCGTGCCGCCGTAAAGACGTTTGGCCAACAGACCATGTCTTCTTGTTACCAAGTGAGGGTAATCACATGAGCGACGACGTCATTGAACATCACATACTCAAGCGACTGTTGTTGGAGAGCAGTTCCAAGGCACGTGACCTACCTCAGTAGCTTAGGCAGAGAGTACTTAGAGAGCCTTGGGATCAAATCAGATGCCTTTGCCTTTGCAGTCCAGATCATTACTCCAATAGGTAAAGAATACGAGCCGTCGTCTTCCGACAACTTTCGTCGTCGTAGATATTAGCTGCTTAATAACACGACGATAGAACGCACCCGCATTACCTGTAGCTAAACACTACGTATCCTCGTGCAATAAGTGACAACTTGGACGACAGTATTAGTAATGCCTATACGGTAAGCGTATTATTACCACTAATGAAACAGGAGCCATGTGACATGGACAAGCAAGAAGCTTCATCTTCAGTCATCAACGCCCTTAAAACATACATCGGCGTACCTCTGTTCATCATCATCCTATCCATGCTGTTCGCCATCGCAGGTCTATGGGCCTTCGCGATCATGGCAGGCATCGCATTAGTAGGTGCAATTCCGGCAGCTATTCAGCATCGACGGACCATACAGGAGGCGATCAATGTCAAACAGCAGAGCTGAGGAATTCGTCGAAATGACTGCCGGGCAGCCTACCGACGGCAACGGTTCACTCATCGATAGAGAAAAGTGGAGCCAACGCGTGCTGTTCAAGATGTACATCAACTACGTCGTAGGTAACGACAAGATCCCATCGTGGCACGACTTCCTCAACTTCGAAGAAGAGATGCGGTCGCTATGAGCTGGGACAACGAAATGGTTATCGCACTCTTGTGTGTATCAATCATCACCCTCGCCTGTCTCGCTATGACAGGACACCTATAACCCTCCAAGAAGGAGCATGAACCATGAACTTAGCAGAATTTAAAACCTTCAACTTCACCCGTTCTCCCACCGATCACGTCCAACTTCGTTACAACAACGAGCTTGAGCTGCAGTACTGCGGCGAATCATGCGGCCTAATCGTGCCGTGGTTCGTGGAGATCACAGGGCTGATCGACGAAAACGAGCCTGAGTTATCTGGCACTGCAGAACTAATCGAACTCATCGCCAAGTCAATGGACGATACCTACGGTCACGGAGGCTTCAATGCGTATCCGTTCACCGGTGACGTCATGTTGTCGGGCGTCTATCGAGCAGACAACGACGAAGATCCACCCCTTGATCCAATCGTGCAGGCTATCTACGAGAACGTGCACATGTATGTGTACCCGTACGCCATCACTGCATTAGTAGACACCAACAACGGCAATCAGAAGATTGCGAGGTTCGACTGAGGGCCAACTATGAGCAAAGAAGAAGAACCGCAAGTAGGCGTCACGCGCGAGCAGTTCTACGAGTGGCTTGATACATGCCCCATAGGTAACGAATGGGTTTTAGTAGCAGAAGACGATTACGGGTATTGCCGAGTGGTCTTTTGCTTCGATGAAACAGGAGAGGTCTACTTTAACAATGAAGAAGATTAACTGCACCAAGTGTGCAGCCCTTATCGACGGTTACGTGCCCTTCCCCGTGGAAGATAGCGACGAGCTGCTGTGCCACAACTGCTGGGACATGCATCAAGAAGTGCAACAAGACTATTACGAACCATCGGAATCAGACGAGTGGGCCTCGTTCGATCCAGATTGTTAAGTATTGACGAAGGTGTGTGCATCCTCACCCCGCGTTTTTCAGTTCCGCGGAATGTCACCGCTTGCTGGCATTACTTACTCAACCTGATCGTATCGCCCTTTTTGCACACCGGCTTTGTCGTTCGCAGATGTACGCTCGGAGAAGTCTCATTCAGAAGGAAGGTTGAAAGCAAGCACTAACATGAAACAGGAGACATGAATCATGCAAAGACCCGACGCGCAGATGGTGCGTGCAGCACTCAAGTTTGAAGGTAATTGTAAGAAAGACATTGAGCACTCCCTGTCGTTACCTTTCATGTATTTCGCCGACCAAGAACACATGGACGTACCGTGGCTTCAAGACGCAGAAAAGCACAAAGTTGAAAGGCTAGACATTCTTCCAGACGAGTGGATGTTCAACGAGTTTGTCATGATGTTTAAATCAAGAGGCGTGCTTACAAGGCATGACTTTACTCACGTTACTAGAAATGACAGCCATCCTATATTCAGCAAAATCTTAGAGGAAAAGCCCGAAGCACGTTCATTAGTGTCTGTATGGTCTTGGGATCAAAAAATAGAAGACAGCGGTCCTTCTAGCTACATCAAAACACTGTGGGAAGTTTATGACGACGAAATAAGATCTAGCCACTGCATTGTTGACTTTGACCCTAAGTATTCGCCAATTAATCTAGATTCAATTGATGAAGAAACAGCCACTCAACATCAACGTCTTTGCACCGAATCAATAGGCACCTTTATACAAACCGTGCAGGCCATGCATTTATGGCTCAAAAACTCAGACAAGCACCCTGTCGAAGTCACGCCCGTAAAGAAACCCAAGTTGTCACCGCTTAACAAAGACAAACCTTGGCGTCGTGCTACCGGTCCACGCATCCTGTTCCTCGATCGGATGCCTACGACACAGGCTGAAAGCACAGGTACGCATGCATCACCTAAACCACATCGACGACGTGGCCACTGGCGAGAGCTTAGTCATCCACGTTACCGGCATCACCCGCAGTATCAACAGAGGATATGGGTCAAGCCATCGTTTATTGGTCCAGAACAGACTGTGTACGAGAGCAATTTGTACAGATTAATCAAACCGTTAGACGAGCTTCTTGCTGCCTAACACTATTAGGAGATTTATATTATGGAAATCATCACCATGGGTGCCATCACTGCACTCGCGTTTCTTATCCTGCTGTACAAGCTAGGTATCTACAAGTTCCTACGCTTCGACAGCGTCACTGACCTGCTCGTCACCGCAGCATTAGCGATGCTATTTGCAGGCACCATGTCCGGCATGATGATCGCCGCAACTGCAGGCATCTTCGTGTCACTCGCACTGTTCGCCATGCGCAAGCTGGGCGGTATCCCACAGTTCTCACTCAAAGAGATTTTTCAGTCATGAACGAAGACGACGTGTACGCAGACCCGGAGTACGTGCCACCGACGCACGACGAGCAAGACTGTTTCGACGCGTTCAAAGAGCAGCGTGAACGAGAAAGTCGAGACTTACACGTTGACCCACCTAAATCCTATGAGGAGGCGACCCATGGAGCATGAATCAGTGTTGTTCGAACGTATGCAGAACGCCGATAAAAGCGACATAAATGACGCGTCTAAAGAAATAGCAGAGATGTTAAGGAAACGTTCGCAAGATACGTACCCTGCCCTGCTTGGCGTCATGCTCAAGACCATCGCTCAGTTTGTCGAAGCTGGGCCAGATAGTAGAGATGCTATCCACACAGCGTTAATCGGTATCGACGAAGACACGTACGCAAAGATCGACTTTGAGTTTGTGTCTGCAGAAGAACTTTTAGCTCCAAGCAGCGAGGCACTTCATTAACGAACCCCCGCCGCCAAACTGTCCTGAGTATGACAGCCAAAACTACTCATCCCTAATTAACTAAACAGGAATCATGAATCATGAGATCTATACGACCACGCGACTTAATGCTTGAACTCAAAGCCAACGCCCTTGCTGGAGAAAACAGCATGATCTGGGGATCACCCGGTATCGGCAAATCCGAAATTGTCTACCAACTTGCTCAAGCGTTAGGCGCTGACTTGTACGAGTTACGTGCCAACTTGTTCGATCCCGTCGACGTACGTGGCGGACTCAAAGTAGTCGAGCAGGAAAACGGTACGTTCAAAACATGCTACGGCATCCCCGAAGACTATCCACCATCAGAAACCATGAAGCCTGTTGTGTTCTTCATCGACGAACTCACAACTGCATCCAAGGCAACGCAAGCAGCGCTACTGCAGTTACTGCTCAACCGACGCATCGGTACGTACAAGCTACCCGCTAATACCGTTATCGTCGCTGCAGGTAACCGTGCTCGTGACAGAGCAGCCGTGCACGAGATGCCAATGCCTGTCAAAGATCGTTTCGACCACTTCACTCTTGAACCTAACGCCGACGACTTCTGTGCGCACGCACTGCAAAACGACGTCGACCCTTCGATCGTGGGTTTCATACGTTACAGACCGCAGTTGCTCAACGATCCAGATGCAGCCAACAACGCATTCCCGACACCTCGTTCGTGGACACGCCTCAGTAACAAGCTGCCCCACATGCAGGACGAGTTCTACGGTGTTGCATCCAAGGTCGGTGACGGTGCTGCAGGCGAGTACTTAGCGTTCCGCAAGATGTTTCATCAGTTGCCTGACATCGACAAAGTCATCGCTAATCCCGGCACAGTGTCAGTTCCACTAGAGCCTAGCCAGATCTACGCCGTTGCCAGTGCGTTAGCAGCGCGGGCCGACGCGACGACAGTCAAGCCAATACTCAAGTACCTGCGCAGACTTGCACCTGAGTACCAAGTAGTAGCCGTGCGAGACATCATCGGCAAAGACAAGTCGCTTATCACTAACACCGAGGTCCAATCATGGATCACGGATAACTCATCAGTCGTGCTTTAAGGAGATACATCATGGGTACAGTTCGTTTAACAGACAAAAGAAAAAGTGAGTACAGGGACAAGGCTAAAGAGTTGTTTGTTGTATCTAATCCAAATCCTGAGTTTACTCCCGAAGAAACCATTTCGATCATGCAGGCTATGGCTAACCACCCATTCCAAGTTGCCTGCCGTAACTTCGTAATGGAGCAAAACGCGCTCTACAACGTCGACGACAGTGACGAGGACTCAAAACTACCGTTCAACTTCTCAATGGAGAAAACTAAATTCGATCAAATTGAATGCAGAGTAACCGAAGACGACAACCAAACCATAGCGTGTAAGTTACCGACTACGCTTGTGATGTTTGGTGAGTCAGGATGGCGTTACAGTTCACACAAACGTGCGATGGACTTCATACCTGATAAGTTCTTTTCTAACCCAAAAGATATTCTCATTATGCAAGCGGCTATACGTCGCGTAAATTCCGAACGTAAAGACCAATCACATAAGTTCGACACCTACATATCTAACGTTAAAGCAGCACTTACAAACTGCAACACACTAGGTCAGCTAATCAAACTGTGGCCTGCCGCTTCCAAATTAGCCAGTTCAGAAGACCTGTCTCAGTTGCACAAAAAAGAAACACGTACACAACAAGCTAATCGTGTGCGCGAAGAAATCGACCTCGACGTGTCTGCCCTCAATTCAACCGTACTGACTGCTAGCTTACTAGGAGATTAACTATGCCACGGGGCCAAATAACAGACGACGAACGTACTTTAGCTGAAGCAGCAATGACTAAAGCTCGTTCCAACTTAATCATGAACCATCCGTTCTACGGTGTGCTGGCGCTCAAGCTCAAGCTTATTAACGACGACGACACGCCAACTGCATCCGTCGACGGTGTAAACCTGCGCTACAACAGTCGGTTCATCAACAAACAAAGTGCAGTCCAAGTGCAAGGCTTGGTCGCTCACGAAGTTATGCACTGTGTGTTCAGCCACATGACCCGCCGTGAGGAACGTGATCCCATGCGCTGGAACATTGCTGCCGACCACGCCATCAACCTGCTACTGCTAGATGATGGTTTCATTCTGCCTGACGAGGGTATCCACGACCCGCAGTACAAAGATATGTCCACCGAGGCTATCTACGCCAACCTGCCTGCAGATGCTGGACCGCAATGTAAGTGGGGTATCGTCTTAGATGCATCCAACGACGACAGCGACGACACAACTGCCAACGTGCAGGAGATAGAAACTGATTGGTTGATAACCATGAAGCAGGCAGCAGAGATCGCGAAGCAGGCGGGTAAGATGCCAGCCGGTATCGAGCGACTCATGGACAACGTCGAACGTGGCCAGATCGACTTCCGTGACCATCTGTGGCCGTTCTTTCAAGCATCCAACAACGACGATTACAACTGGAAGCGTCCGCACCGTGCCTACATCAGCGAAGACGAGTACTTCCCATCGTTGTACAGCGAGGCACCGGGTACATACGTCGTTGCAATCGACACCAGTGGCTCTACCCAAGACCAATTACAAAAATTTCTATCCGAGATCTGTTCTATTCACGCAGACATGCAGCCAGAACAACTGATCCTTATCCACTGTGACGCAACTGTTCAAAAAGTAGTCACCATCGAACCAGACGAAACCATGACCCTAGAGGAACACGGGACAATGGTTGGCGGCGGGGGTACACGTTTCGAACCTGTCTTTGAGTACATCAACGAGCACAACATCGACCCAGAATGTGTCGTGTACCTCACCGACGGCGAGTGCGATTGGCCATCAGACGTGCCGCATTATCCTGTGCTGTGGGTCATCACCAACAAAAATATGAAGGCCGAATGGGGTAACTCCACTTATTTGACTTGAGTTTTAATATTAGGAGATTGATAATGAATGCAAGCGAGTATCTTCAAGAAGAAGCATCTCTCGATTCTTTGATTGCCCAAGACTACCGTAGTAAAGACCTCTACCGTTACGTCGCAGTGTGGCTCTACAGCCGCAACCGAGAGCAATTCGAAGAAGTAGCCAGCGAGTATTTTCACCAAGAAGGTGTCATCAACGTTATGAAAACAGCCATCGACAGTACTAATCAGTTCGAAGCCACACTAAAGGATCTGTTGTGAAGAAGCTGTTTCTCGATTTTGAGACATTCTTTTCCGTCGCCTGTTCGTTGCGCAAGCTATCGACTACTCAGTACATCCGTCACCCCGAGTTCCTAGTCTGGGGTGTAGGTGTGCAGTGGGAAGACGAGGAGCATGCGACATGGGTCACGGGTAGCGACTGTGAGTCATACCTAGACAACATCGATTGGGATAACACCGCGCTGGTGTGCCACAACTCACTCTTCGACGCCCAAGTGCTGCGCTTAGTCTACGGACACGTTGCCGCATACAACTACTGCACTGCTTCTATGAGTCGTGGTGTATGGCCGACGAGTTCAGCATCACTCAAAAATACTGCAGAACGCTGCTTCCCCGGTGACGACACAATGCGAAAAGGGGAAGAGCTGGTACAAGCCAAGGGAATCAGTGACTTACCGCCCGACATAGAGGAGTCAATTGCTGGCTACTGCAAACAGGACGTAGCGCTTACCAAGGCTATCTTCGACAAGATCTACCCGCACTTCCCAGAACCTGAGTTCAACTTAATCGACATGACCATTCGCATGGCCGTCGAGCCATCACTGGCGCTCGATCGCGAACGACTGCAGTCACACCTCGATGAGATTACTGCGAAGAATCAACAGGTTATAGCAGACAGCGGTACGACTCGCGAAGTACTGGCCAGCAACGACAAGTTCACAGCTCACATTGAGAGCATGAACATCGTTGTGCCAACCAAGGTCAGCCCCAACACAGGGAAAACAATCTCTGCGTTCGGCAAGGCAGACAAAGGCTGGCAGCAGCTACGTGCCAAGTACCCAGAACATGAGAACTTATGGTCGGCCCGCATCACTGCTAAGTCTCGCATCGACGAGACTCGTGCGCAGGCGTTCCTTGACGCTGCTGACCCAGACACAGATCTATTACCCGTGCCGCTCCGTTACTACGGTGCGCACACAGGACGATTCTCCGGCACCGACGGATTGAATCTACAGAATCTACCCCGTGGCTCTGAGCTACGTAAGGCTTTGCGAGCGCCCCACGACCAAAGTCTTGTGTACGTAGCCGACTTGAGCAACATCGAGAGCAGAATGCTGGCATGGCTGGCAAATGAAGATGAGCTACTTCATAGCTATCGACACGGGGTAGACCTATATTGCGAGTTCGCGTCGCAGATCTACAACCGAGAGATAACCAAAGCAGACGCTACCGAACGGTTCGTCGGCAAGACCTGCATCCTCGGTCTCGGTTACGGCGTTGGCCATAAAAAGCTAAGAGAAACATTAGCTTCCGGTTCCCAAGGCCCAGTTGTTGAGTTATCAGACAGCGAAGCACGCGGCATCGTTCAGTTGTATCGCAACATGTACTGGCGCATACCGGCACTGTGGTCGCAGCTAGAAAATCTTACTGCATCAATGGTGTCGCACAGTCACGAACCAACGCCATACAGTTGCTTAATGTTTCAAAATCAATCAGTTAAGTTGCCAAACGAGTTGGCGCTACGCTACCCCAACCTACACATGAGACAGGGACAGCTAGCGTACGAGACATCGAAAGGCACCGAGTACACCTACGGCGGACGACTCACAGAAAATATCGTGCAGGCGCTGAGTAGAATCATAATCACGGACGCGATGTTACTCATCGAGCAAGAAATACCCGACGCTCGGGTGGCGCTAACCGTCCACGATGAAGTAGTAGTTGTAGCTCCGGCTATTAGTCCCGGTTATACTCTCGACAGCATCATTGAGATCTTATGCCGGAACCCAGAATGGGCAAAAGAACTTCCGCTCGCTGCTGAAGGCGGCTATGCCGACAACTACTCGAAATAAGGACTATGTCCAGACTAGTGATTACAAGGAAAGTAGGAGAAAAAATTACTCTGAAATCAGAGGGTCAAACAGTCGCTGACATATCCGTTGGGAAGGTAGATCGAAACCAAGTTCGAGTCGTCGTTGAAGCCGACGCTGCAGTAGAGATCATTTGGGACGACCCACCTAAAAAGGATAAACATAAAGATTAGGGGCAACTAATTTATGGACATTACGTTCCTTGAGGCAACCACAGGTATACGCCTCTCTAAGCATTATGCTGATAACAAATTTACCGCTTACCCAAATGTAAAAAACGTAACAAGCCACCTAGAACACGTTACCGATATTGATTCATTACATGCCGCGATCATGGACCATGCATCACGCGGCCACTGCATGCTTAAAAACACTTTAAAGCGACCGTTGGTTAACGAATCACGACGTTCGATGTGTGACAAGTTTGCGCCAACCCAAATACTTGTACTCGACTTCGACAAGTTCCCGGTAGTGTCTGAAAGACTAGACTTAGAGACCGCTGTCGATTTCGCACTTAATTCGCTAAGCAAGTTCGGGCTGCATATAACAGACTACGTCGCACAGGCCAGCAGCTCTTTTAAACTGCGCGGCAACAGATTTTCATTTCATGTGTTCTTTATTCTGTCAGACAAGATTGACCCACGAATTATGAAAACGTGGTTGCAGTACATCAACCTGACTATTGAGGAATACAAGAAATCAATTACGCTGTCAGAGAACGGACACTCCCTGTCCTACCCTCTTGACCCAAGCGTTGCAGACAACTCAAAGCTTATCTATATAGCACCGCCTACTTTTGCAGACGTACAGAACGATCCGTTTGCAGGCCAACATCAAGATCGCATCATCAAAGTCACAGGTAAGCAGTACAGCACGTTTGATTTGGAAGACTACGCTATGGATGCGCAGCTCCCAACAGTTACGAAACTGATTAACGAAATCAAAGACGAGAAACGCGCTGACAAAAAGCTACCCAAGTCCAAAACTAGAGTTAAGAACCGACGCTTTGGCGATGAAAGCTTTGAAGTGATGGAGAATCCAGAACAGATGCGGATCACCATCGCAGACGACAGTAGCCTGCCCTACGTCCGATGCAATGTGAACTCTGGTGATTCAGATGCTTACTGGTTTGATGTGTTCAAGCCGATGTTCATGCACAACTTCAAAGACGAACCGATCTTTATGATCGAAGATGTCGACCCTGAGTTTGCCAACATGGTACTTAGCAAGTACCAGCCATGGATTGCAGAACAGGTAAAAAAGAAAGCGATCGATGTGCCGTTAAAGCCGATGTCATTCCGCGACGTTCACACCGATACGTATTTTACTGCGCAGTACAACATGAGTAAGAACTCACTGACAGAGTTACACAATATCAACAAAGCTAATCTTGACGGCTTTTACGCATCTCACCAATGTCCAGAACCAGCGTTTATTCCAGATGCAGATTTTAGTTTCGACCCAACCTCGCAAAAACCAGCAGTTGATGTAAGCAAAATTCCTTACCGAATCAACCTGTGGGATTCTTCAAAAGCAATGGAACAGCAGGTCAAATGGGAAGGAGAAACGTTAGAGGTAGGCACCGCTACGCTCGTCAAAGAGAAGTGCCCTGTCATATACCGCGTCATGCATCACATGCTAGGCAACGGTAACGCCGAATTCGAACGTATGATGAACTGGCTAGCGCACATCTTCCAGACCAGAGAAAAAGCAGGCACTGCTTGGATTTTGTCCGGTGTACAAGGAACAGGTAAAGGTGTGTTTGCAGATAGGATCTTACGACCGCTGTTAGGCGAAAAGTTTGTACCGGTTCGCACACTTGAGAACATGGAAGAACAGTTCAACGACTACATGCGCCAAGCAGTTGTTTGCGTCGTCGACGAGTTCAACATGCCAGTAGGTAAGTCGGCGCTAACCAAGATGGCCAACAAGCTCAAAAACCTGATTACTGAACGAACTATTACAATCCGTGCAATGCGGTCCAATCAAGTAGAGATACCGTCTTTCACATCATTCATATTCAACTCTAACCACGTTGATGCTGTGGCTATCGAGGTATCTGACCGACGGTATAACGTGGCACCAAGACAAGAGAAAACACTACTCGAAGTGTGGCCAGAATTTATTGATGACATCGATCGTATAGAACAAGAGCTGCCGTTGTTTGCAGGCGCACTAGCTGCATTCAACGTTAATCAACGTATGGTCCGAGTGCCGCTGCAGAACGAAGCCAAGACTGCGATGATTACTGCAGGTCAGTCCGTGCTGGAAGAGTTTGTCTACGCGTTCCGTTACGGCAAGCTCGATTACTTCCAAAGCATTATGGAGATGTCGATTACTAACATACACGACGCGGGCGCAATAGAATCTGCGCAACGTCACGTTAAGAACTGGATGGCTAACGTCGACAATCCAATGCACCTCAAGCAAGAACACATGCGGACTGTCTACCAAGTCTTAACTAACGAAGACATATCAGCAGTGAAGTTTGGCAAGCTCCTGACCCGAGTTGGTTACACCAGCCACAAAATTAGAACAGGTAATAGCACAGGAAAAGTCTTTGAAGTGACTTGGGTGCTTGACGAGTTAACTGTAAAGTCTTGGGAAAAAGAGTATTTTATATCCGACATTGATAAAAAGATGTTGGCAAGCACGCGCGCTATGAGTGATACTAATGAGTCTGACACGCACACATCAGGATGATGCATGCCAATTCAAACCGCTAGTAAGCGCCCAGATTCTCTTAAACCAATGGAACAGCCCGACAAGTTAGGGCCGATTTCCGCTTGGTCGTATTCCGCACTCAAAGTATTCGAAGACTGCGCCTATCGCTCTTACATCAGTAGAGTCAAAAAGGTACAGGAACCGGGTAGTGCTGCCATGGATCGAGGTACAACGATTCACGAAGAAGCTGAGCACTACGTCGACGGTTCTGGTGAGTGGAGCGACAACCTCAAGAAGTTTAAGTCCGAGTTCGAAGACCTGCGGCAACTGTACATCGAAGCCAAGGTAGAGCTAGAAGGCGATTGGGGCTTCACACTAGATTGGAAGCCAACTGGTTGGATGGTCCCCGACACATGGGCACGCATCAAACTAGACGCGCTAGTCCACGAAGACCAAACGTCCGCTCGTGTCATCGACTACAAGACAGGCCGTAAGTTCGGCAACGAGCTTGGCCACTCACAACAGATGCTGCTGTATGCCATCGCCGCATTCATGCGTTTCGAAGATCTACAGTTCGTTACTGCAGAGCTGTGGTATCTCGACAAAGGCGAGACGACAATACGTACCTTTACCCGAGAAGAAGCTATGGAGTTTCTACCCGGTTATCACAGTCGCGCAATCCGCATGACTACAGCAGAAGAATTTGATCCGAACCCAAGCAAATACAACTGCAAGTGGTGCTCCTACAAAGATACGCCGGAGGGCCACGACGGTCCCCAGTGTCAATGGGGCATCGCTTAACCCGAGCAATTAACCGACTCAAACTCCTAGGCCGGTTACTTTGCAACGCCTCCCTTCTGCAGAAGTTGGGGGGCGTTTTTATTTAAGGAGGCAATATGCCAAGAGGTAAAAAATCTGACTACCTGCCTAATCCCTACCATGAAGCATGGTTCAGATCACAGGCAGCAGAATGCGACGTCAGGTTTGAGATCAAGTCTGATCCACCCGAAGCTGTGTTCTGGGACACCTACGTTCCTAAAAAGAGTGAGATAAAAATACTCACCAAGCTGCCCGCTGACGTCAAGAAGCAAGCGCGCGACGAGTGTTACAACGAGATCTATGACCGTGAGATCCGTCCAATGCTAGAGCGCCAAAAAGCTAAACGACGTGCGAAAAGAGTTGTTTCGTAATCGTAACTGTATTAGTATATTGATATTGATTGATGCTAATTGTATAACTGAAACCTGTTAAATGAGACATGACACATGCAGATACCTCCGGCTTTCGACCATCAGGTCGCAACGACTAAGTTCGTTTACGATAACCCACGGGTCTTTATTACAAGTGACCCCGGCACAGGTAAAACACGGTCAATAATTGATGCATTTTCTACGCTACTTGCTGAAAATCCTGCTGCACGTTTACTTGTGCTGGCTCCGCTTTCAATCGTACAAGCAAGCTGGGGAGACGACATTGAGAAGTTCGCACCCAGCGTAAGCTACTCGATCGCGTACGCACGTAACCGCGAGAAAGCATTTACCAGCCCTTCCAATGTCATCATCACCAACCACGACGCAGCCAAATGGATGCTAAAGAATCGTTCTGCTTGCGAGCAGTTCGACATGATTTGCATCGACGAATCTACAGCATTCAAAAACGCTAGTTCGCAGCGCTCAAAGGCATTAGCAAAGGTAATAAATAACTTCGATCGTCGCGTCGCAATGTCCGGCACACCTAACTCCAACACCGTCTGCGACGTATGGCATCAGATGCTACTGGTAGACGACGGCGAGCGTTTAGGTACGCGGTTCTACTCGTTCCGTTCCAACGTATGCACTAGCCGCTTCAACGGTTTTGCCAACGAGTGGGCCGATAAGCCCGAAGCACAGGACATGGTTGGTGCTGCTATCAAAGACGTCAACGTCAGGTATCAGTTAGAAGACTGCATAGACATGCCAGAACAGTCATTCAACACCATGTATGTCGACCTGCCCCAACCTATCCGTAAGCAGTACGAAACGCTGCTACAAGACTCTGTGTTGTACACAGGCACTGGCACTATCAATGCTGTGCACGCAGGTGCACGCGTCAAGAAGTTGCTGCAGCTCTGCACAGGCGCTATCTACGACAACGACGGCAGTGTCCTCAAGATACACGGCGACCGCTACGAGTTAGTCACTGACCTCATCGAGCAACGCGACTGCTCACTAGTTGCCTTCAACTGGCGACACGAACGCGAAGAGTTAACACGACTCGCCGATAAGCGCGGCATCAAGTACGAAGTGATCGACGGCAGCACGCCTGCAGAAAAGCGGGCCGACATTGTTGCAAGGTTCCAAGCTGGTCACTTACAGGTGATCTACGCGCACCCGCAGTCAACTAGTCACGGACTCACGCTCACGCGCGCCACCACAATCATCTGGGCGTCGCCTACCTATAACAGTGAGCACTACGTTCAGTTCAACCGTCGTATCTATCGCGCCGGGCAAACCAAGAAGACGGAAGTCATCCGTATCGCCGCTCGTGATACATGGGAGATGGACGTCTACGACAAGCTCGGCACCAAGGTCAGTCGGATGGAAGATCTGTTATCAGTGTTATCAACTATGAATGAACTAAGGAAACCAGCATGAATGCATCAGCAGAAATCAAATCAACTCTCAATGTAGACGACGTTATCAACGCGTTGTCCAAAATCAAAATTACTAAAGACGATATTAACAAGCAGCTCAAAGATCTCAACGCAGAGAAAGACGCGTTAGAAAAGAAGCTGTACGAATTAATGGCGACTGCAGGTATTAGCCGCGCTAGTAATGGCGTAGCAACAGTCTCCATTGGTACGGAGGTAGTCTTCAATGCCACGGATTGGGATGCAGTTTACGCCCACGTCCAAAGCACTGGTGACTTCTCCATCATGCACCGACGTCTCAGTAACGCAGCAATACGAGAAATCGCATCTGCTGGCGGCGCTGTGCCCGGTACAGAAGCAGTAGAAATGCAGAAGGTTAACTTCCGCACCCTATAAATCCTTGATTTATCTATCAATATTAGGAACACTATTATTATGAATGATTTAGCTTTAGCAATTACAGGTACAAAACTTCCTGCACACCTTAACCTCGACAGCAGCCGTGGCAACGAGTCAGTAGGCTCTCAGCTTACGATCCCTCGTATCAAGCTGATCCAAAAGATGTCTAACGAAGTCGACAAGAACCACGCTGACTTTGTAAAAAGCGCTGAAGTCGGCATGTTTGTTAACACGCTGACCAAGCAGACCTACGAAGAGATGTACGTCATCAGTCTCAACTTCAAGGTCCAGTACGCTGTATGGCGCGACATCCAGAAGGGTGGCGGTTTCGGCGGCACGTTCGACAACGAAGCTGACGCGCTTGAGTCTGTCAAGAATCAAGACAACTCAGCAGAGTGGGACGTAGTCGAGAACCACTCACACCTCATCGCTGTCGTCGACGAAGAGACCGGCGAGCTGGGTCAGACGCCCGTTATCTTTGACTTCACCAAGTCTAAGTTAGCAACGTCTCGTAGCTGGAACAGCAAGCTGTCGCTGCAGTCAGGCGATCGTTTCGCTTCCTTGTGGAAGATTACATCCAAGAGTACGCAGTCACGTACAGGTCAGCAGTACGAAAACCTAGACGTGGATCTTGTTGGTTGGGCTACCGAAGACAACTACAAGGCTGCAGAAAAAATGTATGAGACCCACTCCACTATTAGGTAATGTGTTTTGAACGAGCACGGCTTTATACGGGCCGTGCATCGTCACCTCCCCGATAACCTATTTAGTTGGAAGATCCATGATAAATTCGCTGGCGGCGTCCCCGACGCAATGTATGTTGGACCCGCTGGCGTACTTTTTGTCGAATACAAATACCTAAAAGACTTCCCCAAACGCCCCGATACACCAGTAAAAATCAATGTTTCCCCCTTGCAGGTTGCGTGGATGAAGCAAATGGCCGAGGTGAATCCAAAAAATATCACTTGTGTCATATGTATAGGGTGTGCTAATAATGCGTTTATTGTATCTATTGATGCATTAAGTAACGCTATTAGCAGCAAAGAAGCACAAAGTATTAGCGTTCCCTTTAGTGAAATAGCTTCAAAGATCAAGGAATCTACAGGCTATGTGGATCTAATTACTTCTTCTTAGAGCGCGGGGGTCCATACCCCCTACCTTTCCCATGTGCAGACTTAGCCGGGCTTTTTCCGTCTTTCCTAGTGCGATCCCAGCCACCGCCTTTTGGCGGCGCTTTGTTCAACACTTTGACGATCTTGTCTCCACCGCGCTTCTTGCGCGCTCGTGCTGTCTTAGCATCGGGAGCGTGAATCCCAGTGTTTCTTCCCTCGAAGAAATAGAGAGGGGGAGTCATGACGCTTGCGCCATGTTCATGTTGTCTTCCATCCAATTGACAACATGGTCAGTAGAGAACAAACACTTCTTGCCGTTCTTTACATACGGGATTTCAAATGTACCCCGATAGATTTGTTGATACAGCGTACGACGTCTGGTCTTTAGTAAAAGAGCCAGCTCGTCTAAGTCCATAATAGGACCATATTTATCAGCCAGTTGTTGTCTTAGTGTCGTCATTAAATTGCGCCCTATAATATTTAGTGAGACGCGCTAAGTACCAGTTAGACTTTTCAAGGTCCGCCACAGCATTCTGCTTGTAGCGATACCGCCAAAGGTATTTCAACGCATTACCTTTCAAATACCCGATAAATTCCTCATCAGACATCGAGGCTTCTATGGCTTCAATACACTCCACCTTACCGTTGTTGTAATGAGGCGGCTGGTTAACCATGTCTACTTCATTGTTCGCCATTCGAGCAATCCTAGCTGATATTGGGTGTATTTATATTAGTACATTGATAAACCTATGGCAACATTTAACAAAACAGTAATCGAATTAGCTTGCGTATAGTAGCAAGGAGTGCAACAAATCTCGTTTAGAACTCGATAGCCTCAAGCTCACCCACAGTCGTTGCGTCGTTGACGCACTGCAGCGCTTCTGCACGACGACGAACACACTCAGTAAGATGATCTAACAAGGCTTTTCCTACTGCCTGTAGTTCTTTCTTGCTCTCAATCATGTGGCATGCACCATGAACCATGGCTAGCTCTGCAGATTCACCGCCAAGAGATACTGCCATCTGGATGGCCACCTGCGAATCACGGTCTGATGCCAGTGATACCCCGCCCCACTCAAACCCACCAAGTGACGCTTCTTCATACTGTTTTTGAATACGAGCTTTAGTCAGCTCTTTTCCGAGTTCCATATTAGGCACCCATCTTTTTATTTTGTAATCAAAATTGTGCCAATCATTTGGCGGCGGGGGCATAGACACAAGCTCCCCTTCTTCAACATAGGCGTACGTGCTAGCGGGTATCTCATCAACAATAAGATAGTTGTGCTCGCCTTCTGCAATACTCGCTTCCATGCTTAGCTTGCTACCGGACATGATGCGTAGAAGCTGACCGTCGTCAGTGTATTCAAGAGCGTTCATTTTTTAATTCCGTGAACAATTATTGATACGCCTTCGAGAGTTTTTATAGATTGTTTTGCGCTTGGTCTCGTAACGTTTTCTGCCAACACAAGCAAAGCAAAGTACCAACCGCTCAATGAAGTTTCTGTAAACTTCCAACCAACAGATATAGAAACTGGGTTCTGTTGCCGCGCCTGAAATTGAATTTGAGGGGAGTACCTAACACTAGACGTAAAAGATGTGTTTCTGGCGGCGATTAACCTGTACCCATGTTGGTTCCACTCATCAGAAACTCCGGGGACAATAGGAGCTAACATGCCGCTAGCTTGTATAAATAAAGCGCTGGGGCGACCTTCTGCTAACCATTCAATCCTTGGTGTAACAACGTTACTTCTCCAGTATGAGTTTGCGCTAGGCACAGTTTCAGCGCCAAGATCCGTAGAACTTACTGCCGACGACACAATGACGGCCTCGTCTTGGATCATCAGGGTCTGTACAGAAAGGTCACGGATATACGACCGTGCGTACTTAGGATCAATAACGCGGGGGACTGTACCAATATAAACGCTGTAGAAACTAGTTGACCCAGTACCTGTTGAGTCAAGGAAGCCTCTCAGGAAAGCAGCTTTAGAATAGCCCACCGGGGACTTCAATTATCCCATCAAATCTGTGAATGCCACTAACTTGGTTTGGGCGAGATCCGTTAGCATTTGCCCAACTGCTGTCAGTCCAATCTATAAACGCGTTGTAAATATTTTGGCCACTAGTGTTAAAAAACCTAAGCCCTGCTTGCCATGGCACCTGAGATGTTTGCCACACTTCAACAGATACATAAAAAGTAATCGGGTCATCAAGCGAAGGGCAACGCGCTAAATCTGATTCAATAGAGTCTGCGCTAGAAAGAACAAATCTATTATTGTTGGCGTCGTAATAAGAAGCACTACTAGGGTATTCGTTGCCCTGACCAAAATTTTCAGACCAGCGCCAACCGGGGAAAGCACTTTTATCATCGGTAGTATAATTGTTGTCGTATATACGACCGCCCATGCTATACGGACCGCTTGTGTTTCTTGTGCTAACGGAGGACGCTAACTCACCATTAGGAATTAAGTTAGACCCTACGCTAGAAACAATTTGCGATAGCCCACCAGAGTCAAGCAACACAGTACCGTCACTAGCGTAGACAGTTATACCGTAAAGCTTTGCCTGATACGCATGCATGATCCCGTTAGCATCAACTGAGAAGTTTCCAACGCGCTCGCCACCTACTACGGTCCAATCTCTCGGCCCTGTTCCCGGCGGCTTATTAATAGTCCCGATGTTAAACGTACCGCCATAAATATTTGGCGCTGCCAAGGCAACAGTAGCCTCCATATAATCAGCAACAACGGAGCCAGCTATTAGCTCAAGAACGCTGGCTTTACCCATGTAGGCTTGCTTGATGTAAACGCCTTTGGGTACGAAAATACCGTCGATATAGGTGTCGGTGGTTTGCACAACAAACGGGACGTAGTCTTCAAGCTGGTTTACGCTTGCGCCTTCTCCTAATGGATAGGTGGTTGGATTAATCACAGCAAACGAATCAGCGGCTACAATAAAACGGGACTTAATATCCCCATCTACTGGGCCTTGCGCTAGTCCAAAACCAGAAAGATACGTGCCGCCGTTAAAATTTGTCTGAATCTTAACGGTCCACTGCGCTTCAAGATTTTCTGTTATGGTTTGTAGGTTTTCTATCGCGGCAAAGTTGTTGCCGCTTGTTGCGTAAACAGATTCTATACGCTGAACAAGATTCCCTTTTGGCTCTTCTGTGTCAGTACTCCAACTTTCGTAGTACCCAGTGAAACCTTCTAGCTGACTAATAAGAGCTATTTCGCCTTGCAGACTCTCAGTTAACTGATCCTCTCCGATCTGTCCTTCTAACGCATCAAGGATTACTTCTATGTCTGGTTGCGTTTCTGCCCTTAGACCTAGGGGGGCGGGAAAGCCGTACGGTCCTTCTTTACCTTCTAGGTTTACGTGCCGCGCCCAGTAGTAGACAATTGATCCCGCCCCAACTGGGTCAACGTAGGTAGTACCTACCGAAGATCCAACAAGTACAGCATCAGCAAGCGTAGGTTGTTGGTCCGCTATTTCTACTCCATTTTCATCTCTTATAGCGCCCGCACGCCAGATCTCAGTGTAAGAGTGCCCACCATAATCATACCGTGCCGAGTTCCACCATACTGATACGTTGTACATGGCACCTGAGACTCGAAGGCCAGTAGGTGCAGTGGGATCTTCAAGTCCCGGTACGCCGGGGCCATCTGGGTTGCCGGGGTTAGAGATTCCTCCGCCGCCTCCCCCACCGCCATAGTAAACCTCTACCGCTATCCCACTTTCAATTAGATCGCGGAAGGTTACAGCAGCGTCACGAGGGTCGCCCTTACGTCCGAGTCTTACCTCTAGGGCTTCGGTTACGCTAGTTAGATATTGACGGAGTGACGCACTAGCATCCGCAGGCGGCTTAGGTATCCCCGGCAGTTTTGTAGCTTTAGGAGTACGCGGTTTGCGTTGGCCAGTTTGATCGGTCATGTGCCGCGAATCTCATCCATAGTAGAAGCAATACAGACTTCGTCTACTTCGATGGTAGATTCTATTTCTATCTCAAAGTGCTTCCCCGCGTAGGGAGGCATTCTCGTCATCGGCTCTGCAGACGATCCATTTGTTCCGCTAGTTGCAGGCACGCCAAACGCGTCGTAGGTAATAACCTCTACTTTCCATATCTTGGCTTTGTCGCCCCTTGTCGTCGCCGTAAAGGTAGCGTCGAACAGCAAAACGTCGTCGACATAAACCGTCGCTGTGACCGGCACACTGTCAACCCAATCTGCGCTAACGGACAGCCACGCCATGCTGGTATGCGCTTCGGCTATAAATATCTTAGAGCGCCACTTTGCAGTTTTTGCTGTTTCGCCTATTTGGAATGGGACAATAGTCTGATTATCGATTAGGTATAGATTGCCGTCTTTCAGCTTGGTGTACCCGCCCCACAAGTTTCCTGCCACTACATTGTCTGTCCACGACAGGGCCGCTTCTGAAGCGCGAGGGTCATACACCCAAGCTATTTGTCCATTTGGATCGCAGGCAACGTATACCCCTTCCCACAAAAACGCTTTGCATGTGTCAGGAAAGTAGCTTGCGCGCCATGTCTCAATGTCGATTAGCCCTTTCGTGACCACCTTACCCTCGCCACCTGACACGGCACACAGCCCGTCAGGTCCGCAGTAAAGCAAGTACTCGCCCATATCTACGACACTAAACTTGTTCGTGCACGCTTGGGCAAGGTCAACTGTGATTGCCGTCATAGCAGACGGTTCGACACCTGTAACGAAATACGGTTTGCCGTCGGTCAGTGCAACGATGCCATTAGCCGTAGTGCCGATAGCAACGATGTCGCGCTCAAGGGTTATGCGGTTACCGATAGGCCAAGCATGTGGCAGGTATGGCTCGCTCATGCAGAGGCGTTTGCCTACATGCCCCGCCATTACGCCGTTTGCTACAGGGATCAAGCCCTGCAACGAACCGTCAGGATACAAATTCCCCCCATCGGGTGGCCCAATCCATGTATCAGAAGGCAGCACTTCGCCAAGCTCGGCGTCTTGCTTGTCATCTACAAAAGTAACACTTGATTGATACGGCCTCTCGTCAACAAACTGGAAGAACGTAAGTTGAGAGCCTGTATTAGAGCGGTAAAGTCGGATCTTCCCGCCCGTTAATGGGATTTGTCCGCCGTCCACTCCGCCGTATGCAACACAGGTAACTTCTGCTGTCTGGGTTGTAGGGGTAAACTCTAGGAGTGGGTTAGACGCGTAGCTTGGTGGGCCTTCCTCCCCAAACTGAGAGACATAGGTATACACCCATGCGTACTCTTCTACAGGATCAATGTCTTCGTCTAGCTCACCGCCAATAGTTACATCTGGTGCTGACTCTGGCGCAGGAATCCCCAGTTTGTAAGAGTTATTGGGGTAACCATTCTGGCGACCGCCGCCTGTAATAGAGTCAAACGTGCCGTACTTTGGATAGCCGTCACCCGTCCAATACAGACGATACTGATCGTCGCCGGGGATTGGGCCGGGCACGACTTTTACATAATCTTGGGGCCACTCTAGCCAGTACTCGTTAGGGCTAGGCGTCTCGTAGTAGTAGATGGACTTTTTGACTGTGTTTACCAGAGTCCAAACAGAGGCTCCGTTAACTTTGACCGGCTTTAGGTTACCCCTTTCAAAGTCTATGTTCTGTGCGACTTGCCCAAATTGATCCCCTAATAATTTAGGGCTGAGCGCTGGTGCAATACCAGAAAACCGCGTTCTTTTGAAATAGGCCATGCCCCATCACTCCGAAACAATCTCCGCTTCCTCAATAGAAGCCTCGTTATGTGCCTTCATTTTGGCGCTGATAAGCCCCGCTAACGATGCACAGGACGCGTCATATATAGATAGCTGTGTCCTTGTCTCGTTTAGCTTCTCTTGCGCTTTACCAAACAAAAAAATGGCTTGCCGCACGTCATCAGGGAGCGTATCTAGCTCATACGACTCACCATTAATTTCAACTATCTGCTCTTCTGCCACTGTATCCTCCTGATATATCCATAGCTAATAAATTGTATCACTCCTCCCCGTTCACGATAACTATTACTTTTACTTCATCTGAGCATTGGCAGGTCTGAGGGTTCTTTTTAGCGGCAATTACTTCCTTTAATCGCTCTCCCGTCACAGCGGTGCAGCCCGCCAAGCCAAAGGCAAGGCAGGCCACAGCGACCAAGTGCCACTTACGAGCCACTGGTAATCGTCAACGTCTTGTGCTCTTGAGCGTACCCGTAGCTCATCGGCCCGTTCACGATCCGCGTTCCGGCGAAACCAATAACCGGCAAGCCCTGCAAACTCTTCCCCGCGTTGTCTGCTGGCATAGCGTTTGTAAAGGTGACTCTGGCCGCGCCCGCCTGATACGGGTACGAGATCTTTGTTGCAGAATCTATAAGCAACGCTGAGTCAGAGTGGAACGCCATAATGCTTACGCTGTCACATAACTCACCTTCGACGCCGGTGCTGTCAGGAACAAACGTACCGGTCCCTGTGTTGCGGTTCGCACTCCGATCGTACCTAGTTAGATTTACCGATTCACACGCTGTCGTGGTCGCTGAAGAACTGTCGTAAGCCTTTGTAAATGGCGCACTAGCCGTCTCGGTATTCGTTAAGAAACGTTTAGTAGGCGACATTACAATCCAATCAGTCTCCGCTGCGATTGTGTCTTCCGTCTGAACTTCGTTGTAGATCCATTTAATAGTAAGGGCTGCGCTGAGCGCCAATGCCCCGGCGTTTGGCTTACCAGTATAGTCATGCGTTACGCCGTTAACTTTGGCGCTCGTGACCCCTTCATCCAGCTCTGGTGCAAGCGTACCGGTTCCGGTGTGGTAATTAGTAGCAGGCTTCGCCCATCCATCGATATGGGTAACCGGCACATTCATCGAGTACGCTTTATCAGGATTGATGAAGATCGAGTTACCTGACAAGCCACCGGTCGGCGAGGTCACACTGGTCGCTGTATTAGAAGCCCAGATGCCTGACGTCCACAGCTTCATCACTGCATCACAATCTGACAGGTCAATAGACTCATCTACAACCCCTAGCTCAATTACTTCGATATGGCCAAACTGCATGCGAGACAGTGACGGGTTGCCTTTCTCTGTGTCGTACAGGTAGGGGACAAACGGTTGCCGTCGCAGGGTCGCTCCGTTGAATAGCGTCGTCTGAGTGCCGCTGTAAGCTCCATTCTCTGTACCTAATTCTGGAACAGTACACGTCGTGTCTGCTGTCAGCACCGCCGCACCTTCATTCTCTTTGTCAATGGCGAGCGCAAGGATGTCGTCTGGTGGGAGATATGCGTTGAACTCAAGAATGACTTCGGAGTTTCTGCCCTCCAAGAAGCGAACTTTGACTGCCTTGTTCTCGTCTGAGCTGGTGTTAATGATGTGAAGGTAGGTGTTTGAGCCGTTCATCACACTGTAGAACGGATAGATCAAAACCTGTCCGGTGTTGTTGTCGTTGACGTATTGTTGGGCTGACGCTGAAGTTGTTACTGCTAGCGCAACGGCTGTTGCAAGGATATTAGGAATGCTAATCCTGCTGGACATACTAGAGACTTGGCCTTTCATAAGAATCCTCCTGATTGATAAGGCTTGGGGTACTAACTTTCCGTGGGTGTGTTTAACTCTTCTGGGTGGGAAAGCACTTCGGGGGTGCCATCTCCTAAACCAACAAAAGCAGCGTTGTCGTCACTTAAATGTAACTCTCTTTGCTGGTTAAAAAACACTCTCTTTATTACACCTGCTTTTGTGTCTATTAAAAAATAAGCACGGTAGTGGTTGAGGTTGTTCTTTCTTTGGTGGCTTTCATTGCCTTCTTCGTCAGTGACTGTTTCCCAATCGCCGTAAGAGCTTTTTATAAAGTCGGAGGCAAAAGCTTTCGCTGCCTCTAAGCTATCTGCTTTTATCTCAGTAGCATAGGGTAGGGTGTGCATCTCCGCTCCAATTAGTATGTAGTCCATTACCTGCTCCTTACGTATAGATTTGAAAAACTATTGTAGTAAGTTGTGTTTATGTCAGCGGTATACTGGTGACCACCAATAGTTCCAAATACTTTATGGTAAACAATTAGCGTGAGGTATCTTTGAGAAGAGCCTGCAGTGAACTGGAAGTTCACATAGCCGTCACCCCAAGCACTGGCCCAATCCGCACCATCGTATATGGTTGTTGGACCCCAACTACCGCTGAACATATACCCTTGACTAGCACCAAATAACCAAATGGCTCCGGGTGCCCCTGCGTTAGCTGCAAAGTTTCTGTTTACTTGCCCAGTGAGGGTGTAATTACCGGGGGGTACTTGGCCTTGGTATCGCGCTTCAAGCACTGCGTCTCCAGTTGTGTTTCTTGACAGGCTCATAAATGGCTGGGTATTTGACGCAGTAAAATCTCTAACGCCATAAGAGAAGTTACCTGTGCTGGACCAACACTGGCTTCTGGTCTGTTGAGCGTACTGGTTAAATCCGGTATGCGTAGCATTCATCCCCAGTGCGGTGCCACCAAGACCCGCCAGCGATACATCACCGGAAGGATACTTACGGTCACGTAAAGGGGCACCGGCGAGGTTATCTACTCCAAAATTGTCAGTGTCTATCAGTGCTTCTTTTAGACTAATATTAGTTGTAGGTATCACTTTTTAGCCTCTAATAAAGAAATGCGTTCACGACAATCTTTAAGCTCTTCAATTAAGTAAGCGACCAACCCGTTGTAGGCGACAGACTTCATGCCCTCATCATCAGTATGAACAAGATGGGGGAGTACCTGTTCAAGCTCCTGCGCAATCACGCCAGATCCTTTTTGGCCGGACTCTTTCCAATCCCACTCTCGGCCTTTAATACCGTCGATAAGGCCAACAGGAACTACCGTAATATTGTCTTTGAGTCTTTCGTCAGAGCTAGCTACAAAATCTGTTCCGTAAAGGGTTCCGCTTTGATTATTCAAACCAGAGGAAGATAAGTACCCGCTGTGGGTGTGACTACTTGACGCGTAACCAGAGTGAGTGTGACTTGCAGTTGCGTAGACACCGCTGTGATTATGGTTACTGGCCGCGTAGTTGTGGCTATGGCTAGCGTCAGCATAGACACCAGAGTGGTTATGGTTAGACGCTGCGTATGAACCTGCTACCTGTGCACCTACGTCGGCAGCGCTTAAAGTGACTGCGTTTGTCTTTCCGTTTACGCTAGTAACTGGGGCGGCTGGCGGCGTGTAGTTACTGGGTAAAGCACCTACGTCTGCGGCGTTTAAGATAACTTCGTTTGTCTTTCCGTTTACGCTAGTAACTGGGGCCGAGTAGTTACTCGGTAAAGCACCTACGTCTGCGGCGTTTAAGATAACTTCGTCAGTCTTACCGTTAACAGAAGCTACAGGGGCCGAGTAGTTACTTGGCAGAGCACCTACGTCTTCGGCGTTTAAAATAACTTCGCCGGTCTGACCGTTAACAGAATCGACAGGGGCGGCTGGCGGCGTGTAGTTACTTGGCAGAGCACCTACGTCTGCGGCGTTTAAAATGACTTCGTCAGTCTTACCGTTAACAGAAGCTACAGGGGCCGAGTAGTTACTTGGCAGAGCGCCTACGTCTGCGGCATTCAAAATAACTTCGCCGGTCTGACCGTTAACAGAGTCAACGGCACCGCCACCACCACCACCAAGTGCATCTGACTCTTCTTTACTGTAGACGTTAAGGCTAGAGCGCATCCCCGCCGCATCGTTCTTCTTTATGCCGTTAGCAGATTGCTCACCGCCCGACAGGAACCATGTGTCGGCCATGTTGTTTGCAATGTTATTGGAGAATGTTATGTTTTTAACAGTGATTTGGCCGAACTTGGCGTTACCGTTATCGTCCCTCAGAGCCAGCGTGTTCGGGGTCCAATCGTTAGTCATCTCAGGTAGGTCACCTCCCCCGTCAGAAAGGTCATCGATCTGATCCTGTAGTCCAGTATCTCCGTCGGCTCGCGCCTGTGTCTCTGTCGCTAAGTCAGCTTTAATCTGCGTGTCGTCATAGCTTTCACCGCCGCCGCCATTACCGCCGCTGCTGCCAGAAGTCACCCACTTCTCACCGTCCCACGTCCAAGCACCGTGATCGGGATTTGTTTCGGGGTCGGGGAAACCTATAGTTCTAGTACTCATTCTGAATCCTCCGCTGGCATGGTTGCTATTTCATTTTCAAACTTTTCTATTAATCCGCCGATAGCATTACCAATAGAATCGCGTAAACCCTCTAAAGTAGTTTCATCTTTAGTAGCGTTGCGTAGGGTAGAGAGTGTGCTGATTAAGCCCTTAGCGTCGATGACAGGTGAGCCGTCTTGAGTCATACGGGTGCTGGTTACGGTGCCAGAGAAATAACCGTTTTTGAATTTGTAACTGGTATTGCCTAAGTCTACTTTTCCGGTTGAGAACGCTCCGGTGGAGTCCATTGGCAGAAGGTAATTTGTGGTGAAGTGAATCCCTGAGTACCCGTTGCGATTTATCTCTCGGGCGTCCACGGAGCCAGAGAACTGGGCGTCTCCATCTTCGTCGATGGTCATTCTTACTGCGCTGGTACTGCCGCTACTACTTGTAGTGACTTCGAATGAGGCTGTGTCTACCCTCAATGGGTGGTAAGTCTGATTAGCCCTGTCAAAACTGATAATGCGGCTCGTTAAGTCTAAAGGTTCCAACTCAAGGGCTATCATCGATGGATTCCAAACAGACAGGGGCTTTGGAGGGGTGTCAGTACCGATGCCGACCCTGCCTGCGGCGTCGATTGTGAGTCGGTCTTGTGAGCCTGCGCGTAGTTTTAAATACTCTCCCTCAAGGGCCAATGGAACAGAGGCAGAAACAGCATCATCATAAGCAGATATTCTAGCGACATCCTCTGCTGTCAGTTGATTCATTGCTATGTTCAAATCCGTGCCAACACGAACCTGAAGTTTACCTACCGGGTCATCCGTGCCGATGCCGACTTTGCCTTGAGCATTTATTCTCATAAATTCTTGAGTGTTGTTTGTCCCACCAAGGAATCGAATATTGGACGCACCAGTCGTTCTTGCGGCAATTAACAGATCGCCATTAACGCCTCCAGCGCCATTATTTGCCGTAGCAATATATCCGTGGTTTTGTGGCGTCTGGAACTTGAGCTGACTACGCGCATTAAATCTAATCCGATATCTGAATTAGAACCTAAATTCACATCACCAATAATATTCATTTTACTTTCGGGGGTATCTGTCCCCACGCCGACATTTCCATCTGAATAGTAGATGTCATTGCCGTTCTGTTCCCATAAGGAGGAGCCACCAGAACCACCACCAGACTCCCACTTGTAGATTGGAGTGCCATTTGGTGTTGTGCCATCTGCCTCCCAGCCCTTCTGTTCTGGATTCGGTACTACTTTAGTATTCATTCTGAATCCCCTGCTGGCTGGTTGACACTTCTGGTTCTGGTGCTGGCATGGTTGCTTGCTCAAAGCCTTCTACCAATTCATCAATGGCCGAGCGCAGTGACTCACGGATGTCCTGTGTCTCATCCATGGTTGCTTTGCGTAGGGCAGCTGAGTAATAAATGTCATCGCCATTCTGTTCCCAGAGGCCACCACCGGAGCCACTTGAGCCAGCGGGGAACTCTAGCCACACAGCGCCGTCAAAGATGAATACCTCTGCGGTATTGCTGTTAAGCCACTGCATCCCTTCAATCGGGTCAACAGGCTCGGCAGCCGATATGACCATGCCCGCGCCAGAGGCAATCTGCGGCACAAAGTTGAAGTCAACAGAGTTGCCGTTGGAGGGGAACGTCCCGAATGCACTAATAGTGTCAACAACGAAATCGCAGACATCTCCCGTCACGGTCTTGCTGATAACCCTGTACTCGGCACCGCCCGATGGTGCCTGCACGACAATCACGTCTCCCTCGGTCATCAGCTCAAAGCTGTGCTCATATCCGCTGGTGTCGTTCTTGTGCAGCGTCAGGGTTGTCGCCATAATCCAGTTGGCGTTCCTAGTGGTAAACGCGCCCGAGGTGGCAGACGAAGAGTTATAGCTCCAGCTTCCATAAAGCAGGGATGGCGCATCACTTTCCGGCAGCACAATCTCAGACCACGACGTGTCCTGACGAGCGTACTGCTTCCCATCAGATGGGGCCTCGTCAATGGCACCGCCGAGATCAAGGCCATCGATCTGACCCTTGTAGGGCCGCGTCACCATCAATGCGGGCCTGCGTCTCAGTGGCTAGGTCTGCCGTTATCTGCGTGTCGTCGTAACTCTCACCATCGCCGCCGCTGTTGCTGCTTGTCTCAAACCAGTAAGCGCCGTCAAAACAATACAACCCTTCGCTACCAGACTTAGAGCAGTACCAAAGGTCGCCTTCAGATGCGCCAGTGGGTGCGGCGTCCTGTATCAGTACAGGGTTACCCGAACCGCCGCCGTAAGAACCCCCCGTAGAAACCCAAGCACCTATTTCTGCGTTCCACTCCCACCCTTCACGGGGCAAGTCGATTGATACAGTATTCATTCTCCTGCCTCCGATGTTGGCATAGCGGCTATTTGTTGCTCAAAGCCTTCTATAAGCTCTTCGATAGCAGAGCGCAGTGACTCACGGATGTCTTTTGTCTCATCCATAGTGGCTCTGTGTAGGGTAGATAGAGTAGTGACTAGATCACGGGTTCTAGTCAACGGTGATCCGTTAGCGTATACGGTGCCGCTAAAGTGACCGTCTTTAAATTTATAATTTAGATGGCCGAGGTTTACATTTCCCACCTGTTGACGAGCCACCATCATCACACGGCAGAATGTTGTCTGGAAATTGCCCACCTCCGAGACGAATGCCAACATATGGGGAGTATATTGATCTATTGTCAATGGTTGTTGTACCGGCATTTTTGCCTGCAACAAAAGTGTCGCTGAAGGTGCCGTCATCAGCAGTAACGGAGCCAGAGAACTGGGCGTCTCCATCGGCGTCTATTGCGAGTCGTTTCTGTCCGTTGGTGTAAAAAGCACATCCAGTAAACCCAGAAAACCTAGTCCAGTAATTGGTTGATGTGTCCAGAGTCAATCCATAGTAGGCAATATCCTCTCCGGTGTCAGCCTCGACAAACGTAGCAGAGGAAAGCGAAAAGTGATTACCTGACACCTCTGGTGTCTCTACTGAGCCAGCAGTAACGGTGCCAGAAAAATTGGAATTTCCTGAGTTGTCGATTGTGATAGCAGGAGTGCCTTGCTTGGAAATGTAAAAGTTTCCAGCGTTGCGAACATCTAGCTCGGCAGTGTTTGGGGATTGACTAAAATTTACTTTTATAAGCTGACTATCTTCCCCACGGAACGTAGCGGCCTCGTTGCTACCTCTCACTTCAAGCAAACTTGGGTCATTTGTCCCGATGCCGACATTTCCTGCGGTGTCGATTGTGAGTCTACGTTCACCAGAGGTGTGCATTCTGACCTCATGGTCAGATGTCGTTCCGATGTATAAACCTCCGTCGGCCCCGTCTGGCCCAACCAGAGAACTAACATTACCTCTATTCTGAGAAATATAAACTGGGGCAGAGACATCGCTTATTGTGAGTTTTTGAGATGGGTCACTTGTCCCCACGCCGACTTTTCCTGTCTCATCAATCGTTACAGCAGTGCCATCAGCCTTATCATCGATGCCTCTAGAGAACTTGTTTTGCGTCTTAGTAAAGCTCATGACTCGTCTCCTGCTGGCATCGTGGCTATCTCAGCCTCAAACTTCTCAATCAGCCCACCGATAGCGTTGCCAATAGAGTCTCTCAAGTCTCGTCCGTTGCTCAAGGGTGGCGTCTCGTCTTGGACTACGCGAGTGCCGTACGGAGCCAGCAATGTTACCAACCGCGTAGTTGGTTCGAGTAGGGTGCGTGTCTATTATAAGACCGGTATTTGATGTTCCCGTTTTGTTCTGTCCCTATGGTGTACTTGGTGGGGTCAGGGGCATAAAGTTTAATTGGGTTATCAACGGTGTTTAAGGTTATGGAGCCAGAGAAGTGGGCGTCTTTAAACTTGTAGGTGCTACTGCCTAGACTGACGGTGCCATCTACCGGGCCGCCATCGTTGTTAAGGGGGAGTAAAGCAGTGTCAGCCGAAGATGACCCAAAGAAACCTACGCCACAATGGTGAGAGGCTGCTCTCCATATACCCCAAGTGCCTACATTGACCCCACCTGCTTCAATAGTAACGGAGTTGGCAGTAACGGTGCCAAAGAAATTACCGTCACCCCTTGCATCGACTGAAAAACAAGAAGCCCCTCCAGCATTTTGTGCATCAATTATTAGGTCAGCAGTTGCGCCATATTTCGGTCGTATAGATCCAGAACTCACGGAGCCAGAGAACACGGCGTTTCCATCCTTCTTTAAACTTAGACTTGCAGTGCTTGCACTTGTGTGTCTAAAAATAATATCCCCATTCGTATCGTCTAAATTCCAAATGGTTACGGGCTTGTTAACGCCGTGAGCCATGATGTAATTTGCAGAACTATTGGATTCAATTTGAATTCCTTGGTCGCTGGTAGCGCCACGAGAAAACCAAGCACGGCCAGCCACCTGCAACTTATCCCCAGCGGTTCGTGTCTCCATCCACTCGGCTACTAAGTCTTCTGTAGGCTCCTGCTCAAAGGCTCCCTTTGTCACGATAGGCCATGAGGCTTTCTTGGCCTTGGTCTTCCACTCTGCCAGTTGCTCCTTGGCCGATAGGTCAAAGGTGACTGACACAGGGGTCATGCCGATGCCGACTAAGCCTGACTCGTTTATAAATAATGCTGAATTGTTATTCCCCATGTTAAAACTATGGGTCAACGCTTGCACCGCATAAGGCACATACGAAGATGCTGTTCTGTCATAACTCCTAATAAAGTTATTGTCACTCGACGGCAAGAACTCAAATACGCCGCCGTTAGCATTGGCAACAGATAAATCACCTTTCGGGTCATCTGTGCCGATGCCGACGCTCCCCATAAAGACAGCATCACCATTAGCTTGGAGTTGGTCGACAACGACCTTTGTTCCTTCACCAGCATACTCAAGGTTGACGCCGTTAAGCTCCCAGTGCGAGCCGTTAGTCAGCTCGACAATGAAGTCGATAGAGTCGTCAGCCTGTGGGACTTCTGTAAAAGTGATCGTTGAGCCTGTCGTGGTGAAAGCCACGCCGGGTTCTTGGATAACGCCGTTAACACTTACCAGCAGGTTAGTAGCACCCAGTGGCTCACGGGCATCACCACCAAGGGTAAGGTCAAACGTATCAGCAGTGCCGTCAGGTGTCAGCTTGTCATAGGCAAGGTTGATGCTGCCTGCGCCGCCTGTGCCGCCACCACCCTCACCACCTGTTACCTCTACCCAAGTACCGTTAGCTCTGCCGTATACAAGCCCACTTGTAGGGGCTTCTTCTACTGGGAACTCGATAGCCGAGATAGAATCATCTACATAGGTTTCTGTGGCATATCCCGTTAGGTCGGCAGGCGGAATAGCCGAGATAGAATCGTCTACGTAGGTTTCTGTGGCGTACCCTGTAAGGTCAACGTCCTCTGGGATGGATTCCAGTTGCTCGTAAAACCAACGGTTGACCTCAAGCTGATTGTTAAGCTCTGGTATTTCTCTAGTGCTTTTAAACCGACCCTTCGAATCTCGAAAAGCAATGTCCGAATTAGTCAGTACAAGGTCGGTAGTTACAGGTGCCCAACCATCTTTGTAGACCATCCATGAGTCAGTTGAGCTAGGTTTTTGAACGTAGTTAGATAAGTCAACGGACGCGCCGTTATCGTCGCCATTACCGTCGCCGCCCTTGCTAGGAGTGCTGACCTCAAACCAATACCCTTCGCCGCCGTTAGGATCGTCAGAAAAACAGAAGAAACCCTCCGAGCCTACGAGCGAGCAAAACCAGAGGTCGCCTTCCGTCGCGTTCTCAGGAGCGGTGTCTGAAATAATGGCCGCGTTACCGTCGCCGCCACCTGCAATTACCTCGGCCCAAGCGCCATCTTGTCTCGCGTATTGCTTACCGTCGCTGTCGGCATCCGTAAGATAGTCACCGGCAGGCTGATAGTCAGTCGGATCGAAATCGGTAATATCTGCGACAACATGCGTATGGTCTTCTGGCGGAAACTCAGTTGGTTTACCCGTGATCGAGTCCCAATCAGGATCTACAACGTCAGGGATTACAACCTCTGCCCAATCTTCTGACTGCCTACCGTAAAGTTTTCCGTCATCAGGTGCGTCAACAAACCCGCCGTCTTCGGTTATGGCGTCCTCGATCGCGTCGATCCTGTCGCCTAACTCGTCAAACTCTGGGTGCGTGTGGTCCGATGGAGGGAATTCAGTCGGTTTACCCGTCACTTCATCCCAGCTAGGGGGCACAACTTCTGGGAAAGCTACCTCAGACCAAGCCCCGTCTTGCCTTGTGTACTGTTTACCGTCGCTGTTAGCGTCCGTAAGGTATTGCTCATGCGTGTGATACTCGGGCGGAAACGTATCGGGAATCCCCTCAATACTGTCCCAATCCGGTGCTCCATCTTGTATTGCACGCGTTAATAGCTCTGCAGTTAGACGCAGCTCACAATTTGACCCTACGCGCCAACTCTGTTGGGCGGTCCCTTCTTTACCGCGAATTACTGTTAACTCGTTTTGCGCAGAGTTTATGCTAGTTACTTCGCAGATTTCTGTTTGATCTGGTTTAGCCGTATCTGTCAACGTACAGTAGGTGTATTCCCCCGGCCCCAAAGTTGGAAAACGGCTGACGTCTTCTACAACAATAACCGTAATCCCTGTCGCCACAGACACCGCTACTTTAGTTTTTACATTATTTGTAAATTTAACTGTCATGGCGGCTACCCGTTAAAAGTCCATTCATTGATCGCGCGGCTATTAAACACCGACGTACCCTCATCACTGTCAGGGCGTTGGCTCTCCCAATCCCAATTGCTATTGAGGGTAAAAGTAGCGCGCATGTTGACGTGTGATATTCGTGCTTTTAGGTCAAGGGCGGAAAAGAGCGCCCGCATTTTCTGTATGAGGACATCGCTATGCATCAAACTTCTCGCGAATCTTCATCTTCAAAAGGTCATAAACCGTGTGCTTTGCACCGCCAAACTCGTTAATAACTTCGAATTCAGCTTCAAAAAGGCCCGCTCTATCGAGTGTCCCAGCAGGAAAGATCGTGGTGCATCTACCGTCTTCGGGGGGAACCAGCACAGTCATAGGTAAAGTGTGCTCTAGCTCGCCGCCCTGCTCTCGGATGAGCATATTTACAAAGCGATCATTGAGATCTATAGGCATCCATGTCTCAGGATTGTCTTCGTCGAGACGCTTACCCGGCGCGGCTGTATTAGAGTCTCGTAGCGTCACTGTCAGTTCGGGAAGATTGTCCCCACTGACCAAATTAATGGTTCCCAAATACGCCATTTTCAGTGCCCTCGGTTTGCAATATATTAGCGTAGGTCATAGTTTTAAGCGAGTCACTTTAAGATGCTGTAACCCGGTACTAATCTGTCACCTACGGTCTTCCCAACGTTCCATCCGTTACGCATAGCAAGATCGATTGTTTCTGCTGTCGGGCCAAGAAGGGATGAGAAAGGAGAACCGCCCCAATCCGCTTTATTATTGGCCATCTGCAGCATTGAGAACGGCCCCAAAAACCCTGACCGGTCTGTGATTTCAAACATATACTCGCCCCAATCCATTCGCTCGGACCGGAAGTACTGCTCTTTCGGGTCGATGCCGGGTAATAGCCACGCTAATCCATACTTAGCGTACTCACGCGCCTCGCCCCCAAGCATCGCTAAAGGCATCGTGGCGACTGCGGTGAGCATAAGTAACGACCCCACGGCTTTGCCCTGCTCTTTACCTTGAAGTTCTTTGTTTCGCTGACGGCCCTCACGGAGCACACCACCCATAATTGTCTTCCAGTAAGCGTAGAAGTAGCTCTTCAACTGCCAGATCAAAGCGAAGTGCGGATCAGAGGCCCATACAGGACGCTCTGCTGCGTTTGGCCGCATGACTGAGGACTCGACAAAGCGCTGTAGGGCGTTCTGGACCTTACGGCCTGTCTCGTCGTTGAACTTCTGGCCGCTGCTGTACCACGTCTGGACCTCTTTGGCGGTAAGGCCAAGGTCGCTCAAGTAGCGAGCGGATAGCTCGTTCCCACCTAACGCTCGCTCCGAATGTCGCAAGATAAAGGTGTTGCCCATACGGGCCGCAAACTCACGGGAAAACTTAGTAAACCAATCCAGACCGATATAGCGGAAGAACGTATCCGACATGCTTCGGATAGCGGGGTCCATGTAGTCCTGCTCGGCCTGTGTAACCCAAGCGTTAGCAACGGTTTCACTGCTGTTGACGCCGACGTCGCGCGCAAACTGGATCGCTTCTTCTCGGTTTGTGAACGTCGCTATCAGCTCTTTGAACCCCGACGACAAACCGCCGAGTTCTTTCGCATTGATGATAGGCCCGGCAAGGTCGGGCAACGACGCAATTGCGGCGAAAGGCAGAATCGTAATGAACTGTATGAACTGGCCCCAACTGTTGACGGTTCTCCACAGAGGAGACATGGCAGTATCTTGATACCCAAGGTACGCCTTTAATATTTTCTCTACTTCTGCCCTCTTCTCTGCCGGTAGCGAGTCCAGCATTGCTCCAACTTTCGCTCCGCCGTTAGTCGCCCTGCTCCACTCAACGTGTTTAATCATCCTGTTCATATAGGTGACAAACGCAAGATCGGGGTCTTGTAAGAACCCTGCGTCTAGTAATAAGTTCTTATCAATCTCGTCTGTTAGCAGTCGTTCCTTCGCAGCACCTTTTGCTACCGAGTCGAATAGCTCGTCAGGATCTGGAGCACCGTCCACAGGATCGTTATCTACGACACCATCTTCGTTTAGGAACCGCGTGAGGGCGCGCTTCATCTGTCGCTCTTTTCGAGGGTTCCACGGTTTGCCTTTATTCGCGGCGTCCTTCCTCAGAATGTCTAAGAACTCATCCGGCTTGTTCGACACTTCCATCATGTCTAACACTACGGGGAAGAAGTTCTTGCGCTGCTTAATCTCTAAGCCGCTAAGCCCTACGTATTCTTTGTAGAACGCGTCGAGGTAGTCTCTGACTTTGCGCTCAATGCTGTCTGGGGCAAAGTCCTTGGTATCGATAGAGTCATCAAGCGCGAGAATCAGCGCCTCACGGACTGCCTCATCATTAAGATTGCCAACGTCATCCTCAAAACGGTTTTTCCAAATGTTTGAGGTTAGGTTTTTTCTGCGCAGGAACCCTGTCTCACCACTTCTGCCTTGCGATTGCACATAAAAAAGGTCGGCGAACTTATCGCCAGCTAATGAACGCAACCGACTATCCGCAGTGAAGAACACAGTTCTTACTACTCCAATAGCATCTGCAAGAATCTTGCGCTTGTACATGCGGCCTGTTGCGTCAGACCTTGGCACGCCGTCAAGATACTCTTTGACCTGCTCCTTAAACGTTGACGCGATACCAGTGCGGATTGGGTTAGAGTCTTTGACAGATTCAATAACGCCGTCCATATATGCGTCGAACGTAGTATCGAGTAGTCGATCTACCCCAAGACGTATCTTACTCTGCGCGGCCTGCTTAACCTTTCTCCACGCGGCCTTCAGCTTCGCCACTACTTTCTTAAAATGAGAGTCGGCGGCGTTCTTAGCCTGCTTACCAACTTTGTCGCGCGCCCACAGAGCTACTTGATCCGCGTACCACTCGTCAAAGGCTTTGCCCTTGTCGTTGTTGTAGGTATCCATGTAGTTCTTGTACAACGGGTCTTTCGCGAAGGCGGCTTCCAACCTTTTTCGCACTTGCTGGTTGAGCAACGCCTTTTGCTTTTCCATGTGCATGATGGCGTGACCATATTCATGGCCTAACACCATGGCATCTACAGCGATATTCCCAGAGTCGTTTATGAATATGAGCTTGGAATCTGGTACGAAGGTGCCGCCAAACTTAATCTCGCCCTGCTGTCGCTGTCGGTCTTCTAAGTAAGTCCAGATGTCTGCCGCTACTGTATCGCCGTAACGGTTCTTGGTCTGACGGTACGTTAGCTTCGACAGCTCTGCTAAAGACAGCACTGTGTAATCAGCAAGATCTGGGTAGGCTTCCACCAACGCGTCGCGGATAGCCTTCATTATGGGGTTGGTCTGTCTACGCTTTGGCGGAGTGAGATTAGCGTTCTCGCCCAGCTTCTTTTTCCTGTCGTACTTAACATCTGGTTTGGCTTGCGCTTTAGCCTGTGTTTTAGGCGCAGCCTTCGCTTCAGCAGCTTTCTGAGGCGTCGCCATCATCTGCTCGTACTCAGTCATCTCGTCAATTACAGCGGTGGGCTTGGCCTCAACAGGTTTATTGTCGGGCTGTTTGATCTCATAACGCTGTTCGACTTTTGGCTCTGGTAGCTTGTTCTTCTTTTTCTGAGCGGCTTCGTGTTTCTCTTTCTTTCTTTTGTGCTCTGCGTTTCTTTTTCTAAACTCGGCCATGCGCTCGTTGTACTGCGCTGATTTCTTTTCTTTAGACTTTCCAGTTAGTTCTTTAAACCGCTCGTCTACAGTCTTGCCTTCGCGATTCTTTTTAGTGCTGAACGGTCGACCAATATTCGTTTCTTTCAACGACCCATCTTCTTGGACCTCATATCGTTTCCCGTTTATAACTTGCATTGGGAGGCCGTTAACGTTGACGTAAATGTCGTCTTGCGTTTCTAAAGTAGAGGGGACCGCCTCTTGCTGGTCTATTTCTTTACCCCTGTTTAACTGCTCTCTCTTGAGGGAGGCTAGCTCTTTTTCTAGTTCGGCTCTTTCGTCTGGGTCAGTTGTTTGCTCTATGAGACCGGGCACGTAAGGCTCGCTAGTAACGTCTGCTTCTTGGATACCCGTAGCGCCTAACCACTTCATACTGGTTTTGACTTTATCAATGCCCTCTTCTAGCTTTGCTACTACGTCTGCGTCTGGATTGGCTTTTCGTTCCTCTTCAACTAGACGCCTTTCTAGTTCTGCAAGCCGTCCTTTTCTCGCTTGCGCAGCACCTACTAGTCCTGATTTTTGAACATTGTTGCTACTCTCTATCGCCCCACTCTCAGGAGCAGGCGCAGAAGCCTCCGTAACTTGTGTCTCGGTGTAGCCTTCCAGCTCTTCAATGCGAGCATCTATTTCCTGTGGGGTAGACAACGGGATCTGCTTCAAATCGATTCCGTTGTTATCGGTCTCGCGCGCTGCTCTACCTACTGCCTCGACGCCGCCTGTTCTCGTCAAAGAAGCATAAGTGGTTTCCCACTTAGCTTTTAGATCTTGGTTTTTAAAACGGCCTTTACTGTCTAGCGCTGCTTCGTTAGACCCGAACAAATCTTCCCTACCGACAATCTGTTCGCCTTCTAAATCAGACAGCATTTGTTGATGAGACTTCTCTTGTTTTCTGGCTTTTCTGGATTCTTTTTTGAGATCGCTATTCTTTGGCAAATTAAGCGCGGTGACGGTGTAACCCTCTATCACTAAATCAGCCAAAATTTCTAAGGCGGCGTCGCGGTCAGCATTTAAGTCCGTAACCGACGACTTCTTCTGGCGAACTAACTGCCGACCTGAGTTAATTAGGTCATAGAATGCGGCTGACACTTTTCTACCATCAGGACGCGTAATGACAATGTTATGAGATTCTAGATCTCGTCTATTAGCTGACTTAAACGCTTCTACTAAAAACTCTTTCAGCGGCATACGGGGTGACTTGTTGACATCTTTCGTCGCGCTAAGGACGCGAGTCTGCGTGTACAAGTCTTCAAAATAACGAACGCTTAGTTGGAGCTTGCCATCTTTGTTCGGCGTGATCTCAACCTCGACGTTGGGATTGTCTGCGTATTTCAACGCGTTCGACATTAGAGATTTGTTATACCGCTCTATATCTGCTGGTTCGCCGAACTTCAGGATGTACTGTTCTTTGACCTCTTTATAATCGTCTCCGTTGTATCCGTTCTCTGGGTCGCGCGGGGTGTAGGCACCCATGTCAACGACTTCACCTTCTGCTTCTGAATACTGCTGGTTGCCTTTGGAATCAAATGATTCGTCTAGTTCGTTTTCACCTGTTCCTTCGTAATCATCATCCGCGTTTTCTACATCAGCATTCTCTTCAAATGCGTATGTATCACTTGACTCAGCGTTGTCATCACGAGGTACATACCCCAGCTCTTTGGGGTCGTCGTAGATCATGTCGTCGTACTGCGGGCCGCGCTCGGCGTCGTACTTCTTCTTTCGCTCTTCCATCGCCTGATCTAGCATCACGATGTCAAAACTACCGCCTTCGGGCGCAAAGCCTTTCGCTGCTTGGACCGCATCAGCTACAGAGTCAGGGGTAGTTATCTCCTCAGAGATAATGTTGCCGTCTTTATCTTTGGCACGGACAACTTGACCGGGGCCATCGGTAGGCTTCTCGTTGGTAGCATAACCAAGAGCCGCGCCTACAGCGCCATCAGACCCGCCTGCCGCGACAACCTCCGCAACAACCTCTTGGCTGGTGGACGCAATCGTCCCTCGACCGGGTATGTACGCGGTGTAGTACATCTTGCCGGTCTGTTTATCGCGCTTCTTGCCATCCTTGCCGAAGACCTCTTGACCCTGCTCCCCAGCTACCCATACAGATACCTTGTCGCTCGACTCGTCAAACATGGCACGCACTTGCGCGTTAATGTCAGCCGTAGACTCTGGGGTGGTCACATTCGGATCGTTCTCGCCGACTCCGAACTGTTCTTCGTCAATACGCTCGTTGACCTGCTGGTCTATACCCTCGCGCAGATACCCTTCCGCCTTGGTCATTACATTGCCAAGACCTCGATAAGCGGCTCCCGCGCCAGCGCCTGCTCCACCAGCGCCGCCTCCTCCAAAGAACCCCATGAAGGCTGACTCAGCAATACGCATCTGGCCTTCTTGCCACGTATAGCTATCGTCCATCTCCATTCTGTTAGCAACGCTAATACCTTCTTGCGCAACTTCAGTTATTCCTTCAACAGCGCCCTGCTCCAAGAAGCCGCGACTGATGTTCCCGGCCAGATCTTTGAACATGCTGTTACTAGTCGCGCGCGTGTTAGCTACGCGGCCAATCATCTTGAGCAGATACGCTTCGCTCGCTACACCGATTACAGCTTGTGGAGCGGCCACTGCAGCGGCACGAAGTGCAGTCCCCCTGTCTAGCTCTTGGCCCGCGTCTAAGGCTTCAGACAGGTTTCCACCTGCCATGGGCACGTATTCCGCAGCTCCTGCGCCTAAAAACCCGCCCATTTTGGCGTCGCGCCCGCGCATAGTTGACCGTGTGTACTTGTAGAACTCTTCGGCCAAGTCTTTCTCATCGGGTGTAGCCGTACCTGCGGCTGACCGACGCATAGAATCTTTTACAATTCGCTCTGCAACGCTTCGTGCAGACTTGCCTAGAACGGCCTTGCCTGCGACTGTTGCAACACTACCGACGCCGAAACCTACGATAGAGGTAACCGCGCTTGGAACTATCTGCCCAGACTTCGCAACTTGGGTAACAAAACCAGTAAAGGTCGGCTCTTCTAGGAACTCCTCAAAAGTCTCAAGTCCTGCGAGTGGCGCAGAAGCAGCTTCATCTCGCAACCTAGCAACGCGAACATTTCTGGCGGCGGCTTCTTCATCACCGATAAGAGTGTTGCCAAGGGCTTTGAAGTATTCGAGATCTGACTCAAGGCCGCGCGCGCCTGCCTCCATACCACTTTTAAAGATTCCCGAAATACTGGTATCGGACGCGCCGGGGTTATAACTAGTAGCAAACGGGTCATTAATATCAGCGGTTATTCTGCTGTTAATGTCATTGTTTACAGGGTTGTTTGGTGTGGGGAGTTGGAACCCACTGTCACTCTGACCACCCATAGGCTGTCGTATGGTTTGAGGCTGAGGTGCCTGACGCTGTGATGGTTGAGGCTGCGGTGTCTGACGCTGTACAGCAGGAGCCTCCTCAGAAATCATACTGACCAACGCTTGGTCTAAGTCTTCGTCCTCTTGCGGCTCTATCTCAGAAGGTGCTTGCTCTCTGTCGGGCACTGATACTTCAGCAAGCCGTTGGCTCATGTCGGGAGTGGCGTAGTCTTCCTCTGTCTGACGCGCCATCTGAGAAGCCGCTGGCTCTCTGCCGATACTCGCCGGTGCTTGCTCTGCAGTTACTTCTGCTTCAGCAAGCAGATTAGTTACCGCTTGGTCTAGCTCTGGCTCTTCTTGCGGTTCCTCTTGCGGCCTCTTGCGGCTCTTCTTGCGGCTCTTCTTGCGGCTCTTCTTGCGGTTCCTCTTCAGCAAGCAGATTAGTTACCGCTTGATCTAACTCTGGCTCTTCTTGCGGTTCTTCTTGCGGCTCTTCTTGCGGCTCTTCCGCCGAAAGATCAAATCTTTCTCTTAACACATCAACGTCTATACGGAGGCGTCTTGCTATTTCAGCTTGAGGGACACCTTCTCCTAGAGCAAAGTTAACAAGTCCGGCAACATACTCTGGGTTCTCTACTTCAACGCCAGCGTCCCACCTATCGCCCAACGACTGCTCGTTATGGGCCAGCAGCTCATCGACTGAGATACCAAAATGATCGGCAACTTTTTTTCTAGAGTCCCCAGACTGTATTTTGTAATACCTTGGGACATCTCTCGGATCGCTTACCGCCATTAAGAATCACCGACCGTCGGCATCCGCTCTACCACTGCATTCCACCCTTCGCTTGTGCCCAACCGTCTGCGCACATCTCTTATGTCCACATCAGAGCCTTTCTTTTTCCCATCAGGCCCAAAAAATTGAATGCTTTCAATGTCACCGGTCTTAGGGTTGACTACTTTTCTGAAGCCGCCGAAGTCGATGCTAGAGGTATCGTTCAACGCGTCCTCAGTAAACAAGCCAATAAAGCCGTCCCACCACCCTTCTTTTGTGTTTACGCTGTCAGTTAGCGCCTCTCTTATGACGCTCGCGATCTCTGTATTGATAGCATTTGCCCCGCCAGAACCCGGTT